CACGTCACCGGTGACGCCGACGTCACCTCCGGGGTGACGCCCACGTCCGAGTGGGGTGACGCCCACGTCGCGACCGGGGTGACGCCCACGTCACCCAAACCGTCCTTTGAACCACCCACTAACCGTCCTATGAACCAGAGGGGGGTCAGGACCGTCAGCAACACACCCGCCGGAGACTCCGACGGCCGGCCCCCTCTCACTGAACTCCCCGATGGCTTCGTGCTCACCGACACCATGCGCAGCTGGGCCCGCAACACGTACCCGCGCGTCGACGTCGACAGCGAGACGGCCAAGTTCCGGCTGCACCACCAGGGCGAGAGCACGCGCCGCCGGAACTGGTACGCCGCCTGGCAGAAGTGGATCGCCGGCGCCAACGACCACCTGAACCGCTACGGCGGCAACGTCGTCCCGTTCGGCCAGCCCCAACTGCGCCCCTCCACCACCGACGCCCGCGTCCAGGCCGCTCTCGACCTCGGCCGCCAGATGCAAGCCGAACACGACGCGGCTCAAGCCGCTGCACACCGGGAGGCCCAGTGATCACCTTCGAGGACGCCTCAACACTCCTCGGCCTCGCCGCCGCCCGCGACCAGCGGACCGTCGGACGCGCCGACATCCTCGCCTGGCAAGCCGACCTGTCCGCCGCCGGCCTCACCCGCGCCGACGCCGAGACCGCGCTGACGGTCTTCTACCAGGAGATGGCAGCCCGTCAGCCGCAGGACCGCTTCCGGGTCACCGCCGTCGACCTGATCGACATCGCGAAGCGCGCCCGCCGCGAACGCGTCGCCAACCTCCGCTACGACGGCGACCCCGACGAAACCCCCCAGCAATACCTCAACCGGCTCCGCGCCCGCACCGCCGCCCTCGCCGACGGCCGCATCGGACCCGACACCGGACTCCGCGCCCTCGGCCCCGGCACCCCCGACCTACGGCTGATGCGTGAACTCGGCGCCGTCGGCCACGACGTACCCGGCGACGACACCACCGGCACCCGTCGACCGGTACGCGTCGGCCCGCTCACCGTGGCCTGCCCTGCCTGCCTGGCGCCCCTCGGACGCCACTGCCGCAGCAACGGCAGCCCGCGCACTGTCGCCCACGCCGCACGCCGCCGCGCAGCACGCGACGCCCACGACCTGCCCCGCGAAGACACCGACCAGATCACCGCCCGCAAGGAAGCCGCCGCCGCCTACCTCGGCCAGCTCACGCCCGAGGAACGCGCCCAGATGGAGGAGTTCCAGAGCCAACTCCGCGAGACCGAGGCGCAGTGACCAACCCACCGGAGTGGGCCGTCCGCTGCCCGTGGTGCGGAGCCCGCCCCGGCACCCGCTGCGCCTCACCCCGCGGACGAAAGCTCGCCATCCCGTCGCACGACGCCCGCATCACCGAATGGACCACCACCGCCAAGGAGAACGAGACGTGACCACCACCCCGCCCGCCGAAGGCAAGTGCCAGCGCTGCAAGCAGACCCGCCCCCTCTTCCCCCGCAAGCCCGACCACGACTGCATCGACATCATCGGCCGCGTCGGCCTCATCGAAGCTGCCCGACTGATCGCCGAGATCGAGGACCAGGGCGACCACTGGTGCACCCGCCGCATCGAAGGCCTGCCGCCCATCCGCCTCTGCGTCCGCTGCCACGACGCCGACGCCGCCGAGGAAGCCGCACACGTCAAAGAGCACCAGCTGTGACCCCGCTGGAGCGCCTCCTCCAGGAAGAGATCCCCGTCCGCCCCGACCCCGCCCCGCAGCGGTCGCCCTGGACCCCCGCCCAGCAGGCGCAGCACCGGGCCGACCTCCTCACCGCCATCGACGGCTGGCACTGGACCGACGACACCAGCCTCTCCGCCCGACGCCGGCACCTCCGACTCATCCGCGCCGCCGCCTGACCTCGCCGCCCGTTGACCCGCGCCCGACCCCGCTGCCTGACCCCCGTCCCGCCACCCCCCACCACCCACCCACCCCAACACACCGAAAGACGCAGGTCACACCATGACTAACCGCCACGCCGCCGAGATCACCGTCGACATCAGCGACCTCACCACCCCCGACGAGATTGACGAGATCCGCGACCGCATCGAGGACGCCCTCGCCGCCTGGACGCCCACCATCACCGTCACCCCCCGCGAGTACGACGCCACCTGACCGCCCGCACCCACACCAGAAAGGCCACACCATGACTGACCCGAAGCCCGGCGAGCCCGAAGTCCTCGTCGCGATCACCCGCTACACCGTGTCCGTCATCCCCGCCGACGACATCAACCGCCGGTACTTCACGCTCTTCGTCGAGCTGATGCGCGACGGCTGGGTCGTCTCCGACGGCCACGCCTTCTACGCCGGGGAGGACACCTGGCAGCCCGCGCAGTGGCTCGCCTACCGGTTCGCCGACGTCGACGACGCGCTCGCCCTGGCCCGACGACTGGCGCCCGGCCTGACCGTCAACGGCCACACCGCAGTCGAGGCCTACCAGCGCACGCACCCCGGCCCGCCACCCACCGTCTGACCGCCTGCACCCCATCACCCGACACGACGAAAGGCACACCCCATGACTGACCGCCCGTACACCGACACCGACCTCCGCACCCTCGCCGCCCACCTCCACGCCGGAGCAGCCCGCAACGCCGACGACAGGATCCGCCCGAGCGTCCAGCGCCAGTGGGGCACCGAGCTCGACCTCGATCAGATCGACGAGGCGTGCGACGAGATGACCGGCCTCCTCGACAGCGCCGCGAACGTGTCCCGATGGGCCGTCAACCTCGGCGCCGACGGGCTGGAGCCCACCGAGCACGTCATCGACCTCGACAACCCCGACGGCCCCTTCGTCCGAATCCACCTGGCGATCCACCCCGACATGCCCGAAGCCGACCGGCTCCGGCTCCACGCGGGCCTGAAGCAGGCCATCACCGACGCGCTCTGACCGTCTGCCGCGGCTACCTGGACACGGGACACCCGACAGACCCCGCACGCACCCAGACCCGCCGACCAACACGGAGACGACCATGACCCAGCCCACGCCCCACGCCGAGGCCAGCATCGGCTCGATCACCATCCGCAGCGAGAGCATCCAGCTCGACAACGGCGAGTGCCTCCGCGACCTCGCCATCGGCGACAGCGTCGAACTCCGGGCCGACACCAGCCACGAGGGCCTGTGGATCGCCGCCGCATTCCACGGCGACTACCAGGACCGGATCACCCTCCAGTACGCCGAGGTCGTCGTCGACTGCGGCAACGACCCGGTGACCGCCTGCGAGTTCAGCGGCACCCGGCACGCGCACCCGGTCGACCTTGCCGGCAAGGTCCGCCCGCGCCCCACCCCGTGACCACGTGCACGGCCGCCGCGGCTCGTATCCGCGGCCCCCGGCCCGCCCATCCCACCACAGCCCCCACCTTGGAGTCCGCATGACCGACACCACCAACCCACAGGCCGACCGGCGTCAGACCGTGGAGTACTTCCTCCAGACCCGCCAGCCCGACGACACCTGGGAGGGCAGCAGCAGCTTCATGACCGACCCCGACGAGGCGCAGCGGCGGCTCGCTATCCGGCTGGACAAGATGCCGCAGTTCGAGCACCGCCTTACGAGGCGCACCACCACGGTCGTTGTCGAGCCGGCGTCCGCCGTCCCGGTCCCGGCGCCCGCGCCCACCGACGGCAGCGTCCGCGAGCAACTCCTGGACGCCCTCGACTTCGCCTACTGTCAGGGCCTCGGCTACGCCACGCCCGAGGAACTCGTGGCTGCCTACGACGCCACGCTGCTCCCCGCGCCCACCGACCAGACCGCGCTCCGCGACCGCATCGCCGCAGCCATCGACGGCGTCTTCACCCGCTGGCAGACCGGCCTCGGCAACCAGCGCCCGCAGGACGCCATCCACGACGCGGTAATGGCCGTGCTGCCCACGCCCACCGACAGGGGCGCGCTCGTCGACCTCGTCGACCAGCTGATCGAGCACTGCCCCGATCACGGATGCGTCGAGCCGGAGTGGGGGGACGGCTGCCACTGCGAGATCGTGCCGCTGCTGCGCCGCCTGGCCGATGCCGTGCCCGTGTCCGGCCCGGGTGGCGCAGCCGACGAGACACAGGCGACGTGCGACGGCTGCGGCCACGCTGTGCACCCGGCACGGCAGTGCCCGGTCGTGTTGTACGGGGAGCGCTGCGCCTGCGACGAGCCTGTTGGTGAGACACAACAGCCCGCCCGCCCCCGCTGCCCGCACTGCCAGATGCCGCACGACCTCACACCCGACGTCGCCGCCGTCTGCGCGTCGATCCGGGCCAGCATCGCCGCCCACGAGGCGCAGCAGCCCGAGACACAGGCGCTCCGGATGCCGCGCTGCCCCCGCTGCATCCACGACGAGCGCACGCGCGCCGTCCTCCAGCAGTCAGCGATGGAGCTGTACCCGCCGGACCACGACCCCAACTGCCCGCAAGCCGAGCTGCCCGCCGCCGTAGCCCAGCCCGACGGGTCTCCGTCGTGAGCGCGCTGCTGCTCGTCGAGGTGATCGACACCGCGGGCGTGATCCTCGACGCGATCCTCGCCTGGATCGTGGCCACCGCGTTCGTCGCAACGGTCTGCCTGTACGCGGCGATCCTCACCGGAGCGTGGGCGATACGACGGGCACGGCGGGCCCTGGACGCCCGTCTACGGCCCGAACCCCCGGCGGAGGCCCCTCGCTCGCTCCCGCCCCCGGAACGGGCCGCAGGCGCCCACTCCACCAATCCGGCGCCACGCAAGGCCGCCTGAGACGACGGCAGGGGCTCGGACCACCCGAGCCCCACCCGGACCGCCACAACCCCGCACACGCCCACACAGACCCCAAGGAGCAGCCGTGACCGACCACCCGTACCGGATCCTCGTCACCGGAAGCCGCGACTGGCAGGGCATCGGCGTCGTCCGCCGCGCCCTCGCCGAAGTTCTCGCCATCCTCCCGAACGATCAGCCCCTGGTCGTCGTCCACGGGGACTGCCCGACCGGCGCCGACATCATGGCCAAGGCGTGGGCGCTCACGACCTTCACCCCGGCCTGCACGGACGACTTCGAGCGCGTCACCGAGGAACCGCACCCTGCGGCCTGGCACGTCCACGGCAACGCCGCCGGGCCGATCCGCAACAAGGCCATGGTCGACAAGGGCGCCGACGTCTGCCTCGCGTTCATCCGCAACGGCAGCCGAGGCGCCTCCCACACCGCAGCCCTCGCCGAACAGGCCGGGATCGAGACCCGCAGGTTCACCGCGTGAGCCGCGTCGACTGGGGCTGGGTCGCCGCCGTCACCGTCATCGTCGCCCCGTTCGCCTACTGCGCCCTCACCACCATCCGACACACCGCACGCGCCCTCGCACGCCGCACCGCACGGAGGAAGCCATGACCGACACCCACGACCCCGGACCCCACATCGTCTACCGCAGCACCCGCGACAACGACCTCCGCACCCACGCGCTCATCGACCGCGAGGCCCTCACCGACCCGCGTGAGCGCGCCATCTGCCGGGCCCTGCTCCTCCACGCCCTGGCACTGCTCGAAGACAGCGAGCCCTCCCGGCTCGTGACGATCGGAGGCGAGCAGCGATGACCGACCACATCCCCCTCGACGACATGACCAGCGACCAACTCGACCAGCTGTACGCCGACCTCGCCCACGCCCAAGCCGAAGCCGCCCGCTACGCCGAAGCCGAATCCGCCGATGTTGCCGCCGGCTCCTACGCCGGACGCGTCGAAGAACTCCAGGCTGACCTCACCCGGTACGAGGAAGTCCTCGCCGAACTCAACGAGACGCTCATTGCCAGGGCCAAGCAGCTCGCCCGCGCCGAAGCCGCCATCGCCCGCGTCCACGCCCTCCACCACCCCGTCGGAGTCGTCGCCGCAGCCGAGGCCGGCAACCCACCCGACTGCGCCGTCTGCGGACTCTGGACATACCCGTGCGCAACGATCCGCGCCCTCGACGGACAGGAGCAGCCGTGAGTATCTACGCCAGCATCGAAGGCCTCGGCGACCTCGACGACGACGAGACGATCGGCCAGCCGTGGATCTACCGCGGCTCACACATCCTGCCCGCCGACAACCACCCCCGCGGCGGAGTGGTCGCCCTCGCCGTGATCCCGTCCCACATCACCCGCGACGGCCGCGACGACCAACCCGAAGACGGCCGACGCTGGCCCTGGCTACGGCTGTCCATCGACGTGGTCGGCGACGACCCGACCGTGATCCTCAACCCCGCCCAAGTCCGGTATCTCCGCGACCAGCTCGACCGCTGGCTCAACACCCAGGAGCAGCCCGGTGCCTGACCTCCACGACTGGACCAGCACCCCGTGGCCCTGCGTCTGCGGTCGAACCCATGCCCCCTGGTGGCGCAGCACCCCGCCCCCGTCCTGCCCCGTCTGGAACGAAGCCCCGACCGTGCGCCGGGCCCGGGAGGCTCGGGAGCGGCTGGCCCGCACGGCTTGACGGCCGGGCGATACTGGCTCCTACGGCAAGACACGCACGCCGACCCCGGACGCGGGGGAAGGTCCTCGGGGCCCGTGTAGGAAGCTGCTGGCAACAGGGGCAACCGAAGGCGGTGCGCGCCGCCCGAGCTGCGAGACCATGGGCCGCAGACTCCGCGCAACGATCGCCCGCCTTCCCGCTCCGTGGAGGCGGGCGTTCGCATGTCTGGCATCCTGAGTGTGCGGGGCCGCGTCTGCTGCTCTGGCGCTGGTTGGATGGCGGGCCCCTGGCAAGGCCATCACTGGCGTTGAGACTCCGGCGGCCCCGCCCCAAGAGGTCCCGGATGGGGCTGCCGCTCTCCCGCATCGTGGTGCACCCGGCAGCAGTCCCCGGGATGCGGTAGCCGTAAGGCCCGTGACGGCCGGGCGGGGTACCCAACGCCCGGCCGATCAGCTTCCGCCGGCTACTCGGCCGGGTCCTGCTCCGCACCCCGCGCCGCGCGCTTGACGGCCTGTCCGACCTCGTACCGGTTCGCCGGCTTGGCTGTCGCGTACTCGGTGATCGCGGCCTGCACTGCCGCAGCCGCATCACGCCATGCCTGCCGCTGTGCGTCGGCCTCGTCGCCGGTCAGCCCGGCCATCGCAGCCCGCTGCCGCTCGGCGGCACGTTCGAGGTTGATCAGATCATCGGGGAGGTCCACGCCGGTGATCATAAAGCGGGCAGCAGAGAGCCCCCGACCAGACGCGCAGGTCGAGGGCTCAACGGGTGGGGTGTCAGCCCCAGGCGGTATCACTCACGGCGCCCACTCCTGCCGGTACCCGGGGCGGTCCGCGTAGGGCAGGGCGAGCAGGCGCATCACGTCTTCCAGCGCGCCTTGCTCGACGCGGGCCGCCCGTCGGTTCTCCGCGCTCACTGGGTTCCTTACCTGTGCTCGGACGTCTTCGTGTTGGCGCAGTACGCGGCGCTTCGCTTCGATCTCGCGCAGCACCCTGGCCGGATCATGCGCAGCAATATGCTCGGCCAACTCGGCCCCCTCCACAGTGAGGCCGCGCCAGTGCTTGTCCCGCTCGTAGGGAGTGTGGAACTCGGGCGGCCACATGCAGACCAACTCCGCGTCCGTCCACTCCGGGTCATCCCCGGGACCCTGGTGCCAGTCGTGAGGGACGCGCACGGCCCGAGCGATCCGTTCGTCCTCGTCGAGCTGCTCCCGGAGCCACTGCACCAGATCCACGCCACTCACCCCTCCGCCTGCTTCGCCCGCGGCCTGTCCTTGCCCGACCCGGTGTAGCCCCGCTCGATGTCCTGCACCGTAGCCAGCCCCACCCCGAGCGCAGCAGCGATCTTCCGATACGAGACCGGCGGGACCTGCGCCCGCATGTCGAGCACCACCTGCCGGCGCATCTCCCGCCACCGCTTGCCCCGCTTCGCCTGATCGGCCATCACCTCGCCGATCGCCTTCGCTCGTTGCTCCGGGTCGGTCATCGCCTCCACGGCGTTCATGGCGTCGATCACGCGCTGAGCCTCCTCGGTCACACCCGGCCTCACATTCTTCGGGCGGGCCGCTTGCACTGATTGTACGGGGTCCCGTACAGTCTCAGGAAGTAGCCCGAGCTACTAAGCACAAAGCCCCCGGCCCGGCGCTGCGAACGCCATATGAGCCGGGGGCGGACCCACCCACAACCACGACGAAGGAGCAGGTCCGCCATGGAGCGTACCGATCAGCAGCCCCAACAGCCCACCCCCGCGACGCACGACCCCCGCGTCAGCGTCCACGCCCTGCTCCACACCCTCGCCAACCACCTCGACCTGGAGCCAAACCGGCCCGTCGACATCCACCAGGTCCGGGGCCGCGCCCGCTGGCTCGGCGCCACCACCGACTGGGCGCAGCTCCTCCCCGCCCCCGACACCGAGGACACCCCCCACTCCGAGTACGCCGCCCGACTGCGCGAGATCGCGGGGCCCGCACTGTGAGCGAGCAGCCCCTCGACGACGCCCTCCGCACCCTCGTCATCCTCCTCGCCGACCGCCTCACCGCCGTCGACCCCGACGAGCCGATGACCGAAGCCGCCCGGCTCGACCTCTGCGCCGAGCTCACCGACCAGGACGAGCCGCACCACAGCGCCCTCCGCGCCCTGTCCGTCGAGCCGTACTGCACCGGCACCCGCAGCGCCTACGCGGCTCGGCTCCGCACCCGGGCCGGTGTCCGCTGATGGGCTTCGGGAGTTTCCTCCGCAGCCTCGCCCCCGGCGACGACCGCCAACTCGCCGCCGACCTGAGCACCAGCCGGCGCGACAGCCACCGCACCCGCGGCGCCGCACGCGCCGCACGCAAGGGCCAGACGTGGGAGGACCAGGACCGCGACCGCGAGACCGGCCGCCGCGAACGAAGGGGCCGCTGATGCCAAGCATCCGAATGGCCACTCAGTCCCGGCGCAAGGTGTGCGTAGTGTGCAGTCGCCAGATCAGAGGCAAGGTCCGGAGGCAGCGGTGCGAGAACTGCTACAGAACTCAGCTCCGAAACCGCCTCGCGGCCCCCGCTCCGCGCCCTAGCTGGAAGAACCCTGGCGAAGCGGCACTCGCATCCATCGAGCAGGCGCCCAATGGATGCTGGCTCTACACCGGCCCCCTCGATCGCGACGGCTACGGCAGGGCGATTCTGCTCAGCGGCCACCCTCGGGCCCTTCCACACCGCGCTGTCTACCAGCATCTCGTGGGTCCCATCCCGGACGGCATGCAGTTGGACCATGTCTGTCACAAGCCGGACTCCTGCCCCGGAGGCCCCAGTTGCCAGCACCGGCGTTGCGTGAACCCTGCGCATCTGGAGCCCGCCACTAACCGAGACAACACGATGCGCGGCAACGCCATCACAGCGATCAACGCCCGCAAGACGCACTGCATCCACGGCCACGAGTTCACGCCCGAGAACACACGGGTCCAGACACGAGCTGATGGGCGCACGTGGCGGAAATGCATCGAGTGCCACCGCGCACTTCAGCGCCGCAAGCCCTAGCACCCACGACCGCCGCCTCCCTGCGCCTCACAGGGGGGCGGCCCCATCTCCACCGGAGACCCACCGTGAAGCAGCGACTCAAGGACCGGCCGCCCATCGTCTACGGCGCCCTCGCCCTCGCCGCGCTCTCCCTGGCCTGGTCCGCCTACTCCATCACCGGCCTCATGGACTCCGGCCCCTACGGACTCACCGTCGCCGTCGCCGGAGACATCGGCTGGGTCACCGTCCTGTGGGCCGAAGCACACGGCGTCACCATCGGCGGGCACCGCTGGCCGTCCGTCCTCGCGGGCTGGCTCATCGCCATCGGCGTCGGTGTCCTCCTCGCCATCCACGGAGCAGCCGCTCCCGAGCACGCCACCGCACAGGCGATCGCAGGGCCGTTCGTCGTCGCGGTCGGCAAGCTCGTCTGGCTGTTCGCCCTCGCCGCGCTCCGCGACCCTGCCGCGCTCACCCCGGAGCAGCAGGCCGAGATCGACGCGGTGATCCGCGACTCCGAGTACAAGGCGCGCCTGCGCCACGCCCGCGCTGACGGCGAGATCGCAGGCATCAAAGCGCAGGCGCGGACCACCCTCGCCCGCGACGAGGCCGACTTCGAGATCACCCTGGAGCGGATGCAGAAGCGGGCCGAGCTCGCCCGTCGAACCCCGCTCGCTCTTCCGCCGGGGCCGTCGGCGAGCACGTTCGACGGGGTCGCCGAGCAGACGATCGAGGTGGCTCAGGAGGCCCGGCCAGCCGCCCCTGTTGAGCCGCCCCGCAAACGGCAACCTCCCACTGCGCCCGCAGGATCGGACGGCGAGGTCGTCGAGGACGTCGCGTCTCTCTTCTGTAGCGCGCACGCCCCCGTCGTGTACTTCCTTCGCAACGGGACCCGCCTGAAGATCGGCACCTCGCAGAGTCTCCGCCGCCGGATCACCTCCCTGTCCCTGCGGCGCGAGGACGTGATCCGGGTGGAGCACGGCGACCAGCAGTACGAGCGCTCGCTGCACCGTCGCTTCGCGGACCTGCGCGTCGACGAGACCGAGTGGTTCGAGCTGCGCGGTGCTCTGGCCGAGTACCTCGGGCTGCTCTCCGAGAACAGCGTGTCCGGGCAACCGGACATGGAAGCGGACACCACCCCGGACACGTCCGGACAGCCGGACGCGGAGCCGGACATCGTATCCGGACAGGCCGCGCCCGCTCCGACACCCGAGCCTGCCACCAGCACGGACACCCATCCGGACAGTCCGGACCCTCTGTCCGTCATCGCCACCGCGGCGTCCGGGCCGGCTGACCTCGTCAAGGCCCTCGCCGCCCACGGCGTGCCCGTCGGCGACCTCGTGTCCGAGGCTGTCCGGCTGCGTCCGGACATGGTCGCGGACAGCATCCGCCGCACCGCGAAGCGGCTCGAAGGAACGGGGTTCTACCCGTGACCCGCGAGCCCGGCCCCGATGAGCGCCGCGTACAGCACTGGCTCCGCCGCCACGGCGTGGGCCCCGACGCGCACGGAGACACCATGGCCACCGACGACTGGTGGAACGACCTCTACGACGACACCGACACGAAGGCTGCGGCCGACAAGGAGTCGGCCGAGGAGGACGACCCGTCCGGGCCCGGCTGGTTGCAGGCGCAGCCCGGGTACTACCCGCGCCCGCACATGCCCGCCGCCGTCACCCGCATCCCCGACCAGGCCTCCGCCGCGATCGGCCCGAAGACCCGACGCCTGCTCTACAACGCCAGCGCTGCGGGCGCCGGATGGGGTCTCGGCCTCTACCAGCAGTGCGCCGCCGCGCTCGCCGACTGCGGCCAGCAGTACAGCGTCAGCGGCGCCCTGGTCCTCGGCATCGCCACCAGCCTGCTCGTCGCCCACTACTGGGACCGGCGCACCCGCCACTGGTGGCCCGGCATCGCCTGGGCCGCCCGCATCCCCCTCGCCACCGCCATCCTCGCCCTCGCCCTCTGGGCACCCGCCGCCTCTTGAACAGGAAGAACACGTGATCGCGAACATGCTCGCCGCCGCCCCCGCCATCAGCGTCGAAGGCGGGAAAATCCTCGGCACCGTCGGAGCCGGCGGCATCGCCACCGCCCTCACCGTGATCCTCGTCGCCGGAATCCGCGAACCCAAGGGCGCGCCCGCCGCGGCCAGCCCGGGTGGCGGAGGGGGCGGCGCGAAGAAGTCCCGCATCCGTAAGCGCCTCACCTCCGACCAGGCGCAGTGGACCGGCGTCGCCGCAGGCACCTTCTACATGGGCGCCGGATCGATCTGGACCATCGGCACCAACGTGTCCAACGCGTTCGCCGGAGTGTTCACCGGCGGCGGCTTCGGCACCGCAGGCATGGGCGCCGTATCGCTGGGACTCGCAGCACTCATGTACTTCCGCGAACTCGCCCCCGGGAAAGCCGCCTTCACCGGCATCCTCGCCGCCGGGGTATGGGCACAGGCCGGCGGGATCTGGGGCCTGCCGCAAGCGCTGATCCTCACGGGCGCGCACGCGGTCGGCGTCCTCTGATGAAGCCCCGCCTGCCTGCCTGGCTCACGGCGGAGATCCGGCCCGTCCTCGCGTTCACGGGGGCGGGCCACGCCCTATGGGCTGGGACCTGCATCCTCGTCCGCCGCGGCTGGACCCAGCTCGGCGAGCACCTCAGCATCTGGGAGCAGGTCGGCGTGGTCGCGTTCGGCGGGTACGTGACCGTGTACGGGTGTCAGCACGCGCCCGACGTGGCCCGGTTCGCCGTGCCTGGCTCGGTCGTCGGCTGGTGCGTGGCCGCGCTATGGGCTGCCCCCGTCGCCGCGGCCGAGGCCGACGACGAGGCAGCCGACGACGAGCCAGGAGAGCCCGATCCACAGGACGTCACCGACCTCGTCCGCGACCTCGTCGGCGACGACACCGGGATCCTCCTCACCGCCCTCCGCGCGCCCCTCCACGCCGCTGACACGCGGGCCGTGCGGGAGCTGCTGGCCGCGGCCAGCATTGCGGTGCGGCCGGGGGTACGCACACGCCGAGGGAACGGGCCCGGCGTGCACCGCGACGATCTGCCCGCCACGCCCCCGCCCCCGGCCGCCCCCTCTTCGCAGGTTGTTGTTGCAGGTGAGGACGCCAACACCAACACCAACAACAGGTTGCGCGTGCAGTCCCGAGAGGGGATGACGATCATCAACGATCCGGCCGACCGGCACCGCACCCACTCCTTCAAGAAGGAACGCTGATGCCGTACATCTACCGCTGCGCCAGATGCCGCGCGTCCAGCCCGCCCGGGCCGCGGCGCGCCGCCGAGGAGTACCGGCAGGAGCACCGCGACGTCGAGCACGGCGGGCTGATACCGCGCGGCGAGGCCATCGTCCGCGTGCCGGGCAGCACACCGGATCCGGACGGGCGGTACGTGTCCACCGGCGCGGCCCTCGGACTCCTTGCGCTGCTCGCGGTCGCGGAGTTCGTGGCTCGGGCGTGGGGACGGTGACGGACTGCCACACTGGACGAGCCGAGCCGGGTCGCGCCCGGCACCCTGCGGGCCCCGCCGCCACACCCCCCGTCGCGGCGAGGCCCGCCCCTCACACCCCGGATAGGACCAGCCCGTGAACCAGCCGAAGCCGACCCGCCGGCCGCATACTCCGCTCGCGCAGATCGACCGTGCCACTGCCGCTCGCGCCGCCGCCCGGGTCACCGACATTCCGGGCCGCCGTCCGGTCAAGCCGATCACGTTCGACTCCGCGCTGTAACCCCCGCCGCGCCGAGGCCCCGCTGTCACCCAGACGGTGGGGCTTCCCCGCGTTCCCGCCCCTGCTGTCGGTGGCCGCCGCTACGCTCCCCGCCACACTCACGTCCCGGGGGGACCCATGCGCCACACCACCACCGCCCTGCTCGCCGCCCTGCTGCTCGCCGGGGGTGCTGTCGGATGCGGCAGCGACCACCACGACCCCGACCCGGCCGCCTGCCGGACCGCGATCCGGGCGCAGTACGAGCCAGGGACCGCGACCCTGAAGGGGGAACCGGAGCGGCCGTCGGAGTGTGACGGGCTGTCGGACGACGCGCTGTCGAAGATCGTGACGGGCGTGATCGAGGAGAACACCCGGTAGACGCAGACACGCAGAGGCCCCGCACCCGGGATGGGGCGGGGCCTTCGTCATGCGGTCTCGCTGTTGAACTCGTAGACGGTCGCTCCGTCATCGACGTGGATCGTGCGGCCGGCCCAGTTCCGACCGCGCCAGTAGTGGGCCGTACTGGTCGGGGCCGTTGGCGTGTCGGGGGGAACTGGCAGGCTGATGATGTCGGGAGGGTCCGCCGTCTCCCACGTCAGCGTTTGGCCATCGTGGGGACCTCCGCTGATATGGATGCGTGCGCTCATGTGGTGGGCTCCTCACCCGGGCGCACCAGACCCGCGACGCTCGGGTCCCAGGGCAGTGCGAGGCCATCCCCCTCGGAGCGCGGGACCAGGTGCAGATGGAGGTGGAAGACGGACTGCGTCGCCACCCTGCCGCGCGAGGTGATGACGTTGCACCACTGACTCGCAGCGAGCTGCGCGGCGCGCCGCATCGTGGCCGCGCTCACCTCGGGGTCGTGCCCGACGTCGGCCACGTGCACCTTCGGGATGACGAGCAGATGCCCCTCCGTCACCGGGTTCAGCGGCACGATCGCGAGCGCGTCGTCCCACTCGTGGAAGATCTGCGCGGGCGCACGTCCGGCGACGATGGCGCAGAACGGGCAGTCGTAGAGGGGTGGGGTAGGCAGAGGCCTCGGGGTGGTGGACGTCTCGCTCATGCGTTCTTCCCCTCGCTGCCCACCGGACGCTCGCGGTTGGGCCACGTGGTGGTCCCCTGGTAGTGACGCCCGTCGTGGCCAGCAGGGAGTTCGCAGCGCTCGGTGCCGAGGCTGTTGGGCGCGTCTCCCACGGCGTTGCACCGTTCAGCGTCGACCCGGTTGGCGATCTTCCGTGCCCACTCGCGGCTGTACGGCGTGTGCTCCGAGATGGTCGTGAGCGGGAGCCCGGCCGTGCGCGCGTCGGCGATGGTCTCGTCGAGAGTGCGGCGGGTCTTCTCGTGGGCGGCGGTGGCGCGGTCGAGTTTGCGGATGTGGGCGGCTGCGTCGGAGGGGCTGATGTTCGGCGTCATATGGGGATGCTCTCACGGATCGGCGCCAACTTTCTAGACGAAAGACTGCCAACTATGTTGCAGTCGACCCTCGGGTCTGCCATGCTGAGCACGTCAACAAAGTTGGCAGTCGAATCGCGGAGGCAGCAATGCAGAACACCACCACCGACCAGGCCCGTTGCCTCCACTGCCACCGCGTTCTCCGGTCCGCCAAGTCGATCGCCCTCGGCTACGGCCCCCGCTGCGCCCGCAAGATCCGCAACGCCGCCGTCGACACCACGGACTACAAGCCCCACCAGATCGCTTCCGCCCGCGAGCTGATCGAAGACGGCGCGATCATCCCCCTCCGCAGCGCGGTCTTCATCGCCGTCAGCACCGACGGGACCGAGACCTACCGCACCGCACCCACCACCTGTAACTGCCCGGCTGGCCTCAAGGGCAGCCGCTGCTACCACCAGCTCGCCGCCCGCCTGCTGCTCGCCGCCTGACGAAGGAACAAGATGCATCCCGCAATTCAGGAACTGATCGACGGCTGGACCCCCATGACGATCACCCTCGCTAAGGGGCAGCAGCGGACAGTGACCGTGAAGCGCCTCCAGACCTTCGCTGCCAAGCTCGAAGTCGCGGACAGTGGCTGCTGGCACTGGACGGGGTATCTCGCTCCCACCATGTACGGAATGACCAAGATCCAGGGCATTGGCGTGAACACTCACCGCTTCTCGTACCTGGTCTTCGTCGGGGCGATCCCCGACGGCATGCACCTCGACCACGCCTGCCACACCGAAGCGATCAAGCGTCAGGAGTGCGCGGGTGGGGAGGAGTGCCTCCACCGGCGGTGCGCCAACCCGTCACACCTGAAGCCCGTAACCCCGCGCGACAACGTGCTGACCAGCTTGTCCTGGGCCGCCGAGCACGCGAAGAGGGCGACGTGCGTCAACGGTCACGAGCTGGAGGGCGATGCGCTCTACCTACGCCCGAGCGGTGGCCGGGCCTGCTACCAGTGTCACCGCGAGCTGGACAGGCGTCAGCGACGGGAGAGGGCGGAGCAGGAAGGGCGAGCGGTCCTTCCGCCGCCTGGGGACAGGACCCATTGCCCGCATGGCCACCCGTACGACGAGGCCAACACCAGGTATTGCCGTGGTCAACGGGTCTGCCGCACGTGCACGGCGAGGAGTTCCCGCGAGTACCAGGCGCGCAAGAAGGCCGAGCGAGACCGCAAGGACGGCGTCTGAACCATCTTCACGGCGCAGCAGACGAACCAGACCAGCCTGACCCGCCGACACGACAGGATGAACCCCATGACCGAACAGCGCTACTGCACCGGTGACCGCTGTGAAGACTGCACCAAGCCCGGCCCCGACGACCCCTACGGCGAGGGCGACTGCTGCGAGGCCACGTGCGGATGCTGCCCCCGCGTCGACGAGCATGACCACTGCCGACTCATGCCCGGCAGCGAAGAGGGCAGCCAGTACTGCGACCAGCACGGCGAGGGCTGGCTCTTCGACCGGTCGCCCGAGGCCGAGCTGAGGTACCAGATCCTCCGCAACAACTGACCGCACCCCGTACAGCTGAGGGGCTCGACCGCCACCCGGTCGAGCCCCTCCGTCGCATGCCCCGCCACCCGTTCGTGTCACAACCCCGTCACACACCCCACACGCCGCCATCCCCCTCCGTAATCTCACCGACCACCACAACCCGCACAACCCAGGGGGAACCATGGCCAACTGGCGCACCGCCACTGCCGCCGCCATCACCATCGTCGCCATCGCCTCGACCGACACCGCCTGCAAGAGCACCACCACGACAGGCAGCAGCACCTCCAGCGCACCCACATCCGGCAGCGGCAAGGCCACCGGAGCCGCCGCCAAGGCCGTGCCCAACCTCGTCGGCAAGGGGCTCCAGTCCGCCCAAGATGCCGCCCAAGCCGCCGGGTTCTACGTCCTTACGAGCCACGACTCCCTCGGCCGTGACCGGATGCAGGTCTTCGACCGCGACTGGAAGGTCTGCTCCCAGAAGCCTGCCGCCGGCAGCACGGTCAGCGTCGACACGAGGCTGGACTTCGGCGCGGTGAAGGTCGACGAGACCTGCCCGGCGAAGGATCAATCCGCGACGTCGGCGGCCGGCGGGACGATGCCGGACTTCAAGGGCAAGTCGGTGAAGGCCGCGCGGGGCGCGCTGGATTCGAGCACGTCGATCCAGGTGGAGGACGCTTCGGGCCGGAGCCGCGTCATCATCTTGGAGTCGGGCTGGCAGGTGTGCAGCCAGACACCGACGCCGGGAGCGAAGATCAGCGGGCAGCCGGTGACGTTCAAGGCCGTGAAGTTCGAGGAGACCTGCCCCTGACACGCCGAGGTCCCGGAGCGCCGTCCACTCCGGGGCCTCCACCTTGCGCGCCTTCGATCATGCGCCCGCCAGCCCACGCTGGGTGCACGATTCGCGACCAGTTGGCGTCCGTGTCCTACGATTCAAAGGCAACAGGCCGTGAAGCGTGAGGATGAGGAGGCGGCATGGCAGGCGGACCCAGCCCATACAAGGGCGCGAACCTGGCCGAGAAGACAGAGAAAGCCCAGATCGTCTTCCAACTCAAACTCGCCGGCCACTCCTTCCGCACCATCGAAGCGATCACCTCGGCGCCTGACGGCCCGACCGGCGGGGAGCGCATCCCGTGGACCACCGCCCGCGACCTTCTCCGCGAGGAGATGGCGCGCCGCGTCGACCCGAAGATCGACGCCTACCGCAGCCTGCACCTCGAACGCCTCGAAGCCGAACTCCTCCGCCTCGACGACCTGGAACAGCACGCACGGCAGGTCCTCACCCGGCATCACATCACCGTCAACAACGGGCGCGTCATCTCCGTCGACGGCGAACCGCTCCTCGACGACGGGCCCGTCCTCCAGGCGATCGACCGCCTCATCAAGATCGAGGACGCCCGCCGCAGGAACAACGAATCCCAGCGCAAGCTCCTCGGCCTCGACGCGCCCACTAAGGTCGACGCACAAGTCACCGAAGTCACCCAGCAGGACATCGAGCTGGCCGAGCTGATCCGGGAGACGCAGGCGAAGAACGCCGCGGAGGAGGCCCAGATCAAGGGCGGGTCCTGAGCCGTGGCCAACTACCTCTGCGCACCCGACGGGACGCCATACGACGCCGGCACCTTCGACCTCGCCGACTACGTCGCCAGCGTGGACCCACGGCTGCTCGGCAGCCCGGAGGGGCGCCGGGCGCTGACCCGCCTCAACCCATTGCTGTGGGCGACGCTCTACACACCGCACCTGTTGAAGGACGCAGAGGGCCGGATCACGTTCGGCGACGTACACCTTCAGATCTACCGCGACGCCCTGGAGTTGGTACGAGACCCGGGGCCCAAGGAGTCTCGACGCGCCTACGTGGCTCCGCGAGGCTCAGGAAAGAGCACGACACTTTTCCTCGTGGTGCCGCTCTGGGCCGCATGCCACGGTCACGTGAGGTTCGTGGCCGCATTCAGCTCCTCGGCCACACAAGCACAAGATCACCTGTCCGGTCTTCGACGCGAGTTGCAGTCCAACCGGCTGCTTCGCCTCGACTACCCAGCCCTATGCGAGCCCGCCCGCAAGAACAACGGCACCGCAGTGGCCGACTCTCAAGCGTTGCTGTTCACCAAGTCCTCCTTCAGCTTTGCCGCTCGCGGGATCGAGACGGAAGTCCTCGGTCTCGTCGACCCGGAGAACCGGCGCCCGGACATGCTGCTCCTCGACGACATCGAGGGCGAGGAGGGCGCTGGCTACTCGGCGTACCAGGCGAAGAAGCGGCTGACGACCCTGGTTGACGGCATCCTCCCTATGAACGACCGGGCGCACGTCCGTCTCGTCGGCACGGTAAATCTCCCGGGCGGGATCCTGGACAGGTTGACGAAGAGCGTGACGGAGGCGGGCGAGGCGGACCGGTGGATCACCGAGGAGCGGTTCCGGGTGACGTACTTCCCGCCGCTGGTACGCCGCGACGACGGTACGCAGCGGTCTCTTTGGCCGGGGCGTTGGAGCACGGAGTACTTGGAGTCCATTCAGGCGACCAGGGCTTTCGCGAAGTCGTTCGCGAACAAGCCCGTCCCGGAGGACACGGAGTACTGGTCGCCCACCGACTTCACCTACGGGCCGCTCCCCGCAGCGCGGCAACTCCTCTCGATCGACGGCGCAGTAACGACGAAGACGTCCTCCGACTTCACCGGCCTGTCGGTGGTCGGGTGGGTGCCAGCCGCCGGTCCTGACCCGGCCCGGTGCGTGGTCCGGCACGCGGAGCGGGTGAAGATGCAGGGCGCGGCGCTCCGGGAGCGCGTGTTCCAACTCCTCGACTCGTTCCCCGAGGTCGGCGCTGTGCTGGTGGAGACGAACCAGGGTGGCGACATGTGGCGCGAGATCCTGCACGGCCTGCCGGTCCGGCTGCTGACGGTCCACAACACGGAGCCGAAGACGGTGCGGGCGGGGCGGCTGCTGAACCTGTACCAGATGGTGCCGCCGCGGGTGGTGCACGAGAAGCGACTGCTGGACCTTGAGGACGAGATGATCGCGTTCCCGAAGGGCCTCAACGACGACCTCGTGGACAGTGTCGGGAACGGTGTGCTGCGTTTCCTGCGGCCGCCGAAGAAGCAGGCGCCGCCGAGTGCGGCCCGTGCCGCATACGTCTGACCTTCGTTTCCATCACGCTCCACCAGTCGGGAGCTAGTTACGTGGGCTTGCGTGACCGTCTATCCTTCGATTCAAAGGTCGAGGCTGGAGGTTGCATTGGAAGACGAGGCACGCCCCGACCTCATGTATGGGGTCGGAGAGCTGACCAAAGCCCGGCCCGCCTACGACCAAGCCGCCCTCTACTACGACGGCAAGGTCCCCGAAGTCTTCACCAGCATCCGCATCCACCGCGCCCTCGCCGCCCGCCACGTCGACTTCGACCTCAACTTCGCCAAGACCCCCGTCGACGCCGTCACCGACCGCCTGGAGATCGCAGGCATCACCGGCGCCGGCGAGGAGCAGACCGCCCTCATCTCCCGCATCTGGCAGGACAACCAGCTCGACCTGGAGATGCCCGACCTGTTCCGCCGGGCCGGCGAGTACGGCGACGCCTACCTCATGGTCCTCCCGGTCGAGGATGCCGACGGCAAGACCGCGCGCGTCGAGATGTTCTACAACTCGCCGCAGACCGTCCGCGTGATCTACGACGAGGAGAACCCACGCCGCAAGCGGTTCACGATCAAGCGGTGGTGCGACGGCCCATACCAGCGGGCCGAGTTGCAGTACGACGACCGCATCGAACGCTGGACCACCAGCAAGGACTCCCGCGGGGAGCGGCCCGGCGACTGGCAGCCCTGGCCCGCCGACCCGGACGACCCCGAGTCGTGGACCATCGAGCACGACTGGGGAGAGCAGCCCACCTTCCACTTCCGCACCGACCGGCCCTACGGCACGCCCGAGCACTACGGGGCATACGGCCCACAGAACGCGATCACCAAGTTGCAGTCGACCCACATGGGTACGGTCGACTACCAGGGCTTCCCGCAGCGGTACGCGCTCACCGAGACGGCGACCACGGACACCTCAGATCTGGAGCCGGGCGACTTCGCCGACGGCGACTGGCCGCCCGATGAGTCCGGCGCCGGCCCCTCCGACTCTGGTGCGGACAGCAGCCTGAAGGCCGGGCCGGGCGAGATGATGCTGCTCCGCGGCTTCAAGAGCGTCGGGCAGTTCGACGCGGCGCAGCCGAGCGTGTTCCTCGACCCGATCACGTTCAACGTGCGGGCCATGGCCGTCATCTGCACCACCCCGCTGCACCTGTTCGACCCGTCCGGCGAGCAGCCCTCCGGGCAATCGGTGCGGGCCCAGGACGCCCCCTTCACGAAGAAGGTCAACAACCGGCAGCTCTCCTACGGCGCCACCCTGCGGGAGGCTTTCGTCTTCGCGCTGCGCCGCCTCGGCATCCCCGACCCCGTCGTCACCGTGCACTGGAAACCCGCGGAGACCATCGACGACGCCGAAGGCTGGCAGACCGTACAAGCCAAGATCACGGCAGGGGTGCCGCGCCGCCAGGCCCTCATCGAGGCCGGCTACCGGTCCGAGCAGGTCGACGCCTGGCTCACCGGTACGGACGACGCCGAACTCCAGCGCCGTGTCGACGTCCTCGCCTCTCTCGCAGACAGTGCGCAGAAGCTCGGCTCCGCTGCAACGCTCGGCGTCATCACGCAGGACCAGGTGACCGCGCTGCTTGCCGGGACGATCGACGACCTCGAAGCCCTCGCGACGGCGCAGGAGGAAGGCTGATGCCGTACTCCAGCGACGACCTCATCGACCTCGTCCAGGGGGAGCACACGGACGAGGTCATCAACCTGGAGGGGAGTGCCTCCACCCGCGCACTCGGCAGCAGCGACCGGGCGTTCGAGGAGCTGATCCGCGCCGTTCTCGCGGCCTGGACTCGCGCGTTCGGCGGCCCCAATCGTCAGGCCCTGCCCGGCGACCTGCTGCGTCGGATCCTGGCCGCTGCGCAGACCGGGGTACGGCGGATCCTCAACGGTGTTGCCGACCGGGCGCCCGCCGCGCTCGCCGACCGGCTGACCCCTGCTGTGGCGTTGGGGGTTGAGCAGGGCACGGCGTTCGTGACCGCCGCGTCCGGCCAGCGTCGAAGCGCCCTGCGGATGCCAGCTGTCAGTCGTGTGCTGCGGGATGAGGCGGCGCTGATTCGGGACATGGTGGTGGAGCGCCGGGATCGGGCGCTGCATCTGCTGCATCCGGATCGGGTCACCCGCTGGTCGCACCTGCTGGCCGGGCTCGGCGCCGCCCGCGCGGTCCTGCCTGCGATCCGGGCACGCATCGCCTGGGTCATCAACACCGCGGTGCACGAAGGCCTGGACGCGGTCGTCCGGGCGACCGCGCCGCTGCGCCTGTGGATCTGCGAAGCGGACGCGTGCGTGAACTGCCTTGCGTACACCGGGCGTGTGGTCAAGGCCGACGAGCCGTTCCCCGGGGGCCTGTCCTGGGATCCGCGGCAGCGTCGCATCGGGGCGCCGGGGGTGGAAGGGCCGCCGCTTCACAGCCATTGCAGATGCAGGGCCGTCCCTTGGAACCACGCGTGGACCACGTCCGGTATCCCGTTCCCGGAGGGGCTGCGTCGGGAGGCCGAGCGCGCGATCGGCTACGGCCGGGCCCGCCCGTCGGAGTCGACCGCCGCCCGGGTGCGCGCCGCCCGTGAACTCCTGCGCACCGTTGACGACCTGCTCCCCGCAGTCGAGACCACAGCCCGCACCGCCACCCGCACCGGCCGCTTCCCAGCCGCCGCATAGACCCGGCGCCCGCGATGGGCCGCCGCAATCCCCCGCGATGGAGGAACACCAGATGGGCATCCAAGAAGACAACGAGCCGGAGATCGAGGTCGAGGTGGGCGACACCACCGAAGATCCGGAAGTCGGCGACGAGGGCGCGCCTGCGGCTGAGCCGGAGGAGACGCCGAAGCCGAAGGCCCCCGCGAAGAAGGACGAGCCGGAGGCGTGGAAGCCGCCGAGCGAGGCGGAGTGGCGACGGACGCAGGCCGCGCTGAAGAAATCCAATGACGACGGGAAGGTGCACCGGCTCCGCAACAAGGAACTGGAGGAGGCTGCGCGCGCCGGCGAGACCGAGCACGAGAGGGCGCTCCGGGAGGCACGGGAGGAAGGCGAGAAGCGATTCAGGGAGCCGATGAAGAAGTCCGGCGTCCGGGCCGCGCTCGCGGAGGCCGGTTTCGCCAGTCCGGAACGCGTGATGCGGCTGGTCGACTGGGATGCCATCACGGTCGACGACGACGGCGAACTCGTCGGCGCTGTCGCCGAGGTGGACCGCGTCAAGGCCGAGTACCCGGAGCTCCTCCCACAGTCGGCGCCAAAGCCGAAGGCCCGTCCGACGGGCGCTCCGAAGCCGGCGGCGGTGGACAGGCCGAAGACGACGGCGGAGATCCACGCCGCCAAGATCCTCGGCAAGAGTTGACACCCGCAGGTATATTCATCACCAGGTGGATTGCTCCGTGATGGAGTAGTCACCGCCTTTTGCGAAGGCGCCCGTGATGGGGCCGCGCTGACCAGCACCCCCATCACGCCGCCCGCAGGAGGGCTCCCATGTCTCGCAACACCATGGAAGCGTGGATTCCCGAGGAGTACGCCTCCTCGCCGGTCATCCAGTCCATCAACCAGATCTCCGTCGTAGAAGCCCTCGCCGCGCGCATCCCGATGGGCTCCGACACCAAGCACGTCCCGCGCACCGCGGGGATGGGCGTCGACGTCGTCGCCAAGGGCGGCACCTACGGCGAGGACACCAGCCTCAACGACGAGGTGCTCCTGTCCGCCGTGAAGATCGGCAAGGCCGCGCGCATCGCCGAAGAGGACATCGACGACTCCGTCGCCGACGTCATCTCCGCGAAGATGCTCGGCTGGGGCAAGTCCTACGCGAAGTTCCTCGACAACGCGACCCTCGCCGTCACCGCGTCCAGCAACGGCACGACCATCCCCTTCACCTCGCTGTACTCGCTGCTGCACACCACTGACAGCAACGTCAGCTACACCGGCGACAGCAACATCACCACCGCCGCCACGGCCGGCGCCCCCACCTACAGCGAGTTCTCCACCGCGATCGGCAACGTCGAGACCGGCGACTACTTCGACCCGACGAGCATGGTCGCCCTCGCCTCCCCGGCGTTCCGGAAGAGCCTGCGTGGAGTCCTCGACTCCCAGAACCGGCCGATCTTCATCGAAGGCAGCGGCGGAACCCCGGACACCATCTTCAACGTGCCGATCCATTGGTCGCTCGGCGCGAAGACGTCCCCGGTCGCGTCCGCGTCCCCGGGCGGCCGTCCGATCATGGCGTTCGTCAACCCCGAGCTGCTGCTCCTCGGTATCCGCTCAGGCCCCGAGAGCGTGTTCATCGACGGCCGCGACGGACTGTCCGCCCTCACCGACGAGTCGATCCTCAAGATGCGTGCCCGCCGCGGCTTCGCCTACGGCCACCCGGCCGGCGCCAGTATCCTCGTCGGCTGACCTGCCCCCTGTGACCCCCGTACCGCTTCCATGGCTGGGCGGTACGGGCCACCGGTCGGAGGTGAGCCATGGCAGCAGCGAAGAAGACCGCGGCAGCGCGGCAGTTCCCGGCGAAGGCCGGTGTGCCCGAGGCCGAGGTCGCTGAGCGGTCCGCTGACGGCTCCGACGGCATGCGGTTCGTCAAGGACTTCGTCGTTCTGGCCCGGCAGTGGGGTGGCTCCGATAGCGAGCACACCGCGAACAAGGTGGGCGTCGTCAACGAGGCGATCCAGCGTGGCCTCCACCCCCGCGGCGACGTGCGGTTCGACGGCTCCGAGGACCAGCCGGACGGGGTGTCGCTGACGCTCACCTACTCGGTGCAGACGGTGCCCGCGTCGGTCGACCACCACCCGGGTGAGACGACCACCCCGCGCGACGTGATCGAGGGCCGCTGACATGACCTCAGCCTGGGCAAGCGCACAGGACGTCATCAACGCCACGGGCGTCACGGTGACCGAGCCGCAGCTTGCCCAGGCGCAGGCCGATATCGAGATCTTCACCAACCGGATCTACGCCGACTCGGCGAGGATCCGGGCGCGGGATCTCCACTGGCTGGGCCAGGCCGTCGCCCGGCAGGCAGCCTGGTTGGCGGGCCAGTTCGGGCTGGAGACGCGGCTGGATGCCACGCAGATCCAGCAAGACCAGGTCTCCACCACCCTGACCGGCGACGGCCTGGTCCTCGCACCGATGGCTGCCCGCGCGCTGCGCCGGGTGTCGTGGATGCGATCCCGCACCGTCCACGTCCGCTCCGCCATCGAAGGTGCCGGGCCGGTCCTCGGGAACGCCCTGACGGACGGCTCGGACGACCACATGGCGTGGGCGCCGTACACCGGGGGTGCGTGATGCAAGCCATCGCCACCACCCGCCTCACCGTGCTGCGCGGCACCACCACCGACGCCTACGGCGACGAGCAGGACACCGACACCCCGCACGCCACCGGCATCCCCGCGAGCCTGACCGAGCAGTCCCGGCGCGTGACCACCCGCGACGACCCCACCCCCCGCATCGTCCGCTACGCCGTCGCCCGAGTGACGGCCGGCACGGACATCCAGGACCAGGACCGGGTGCGTGACGAGCGCACCGGCGCGGTCTACATCGTCGACGCCGTGTCGTCGATGGCGAATCCCGCAGCGGCAGCCGATCTCCGGCTCGATCTGCGGCGCACCACCTGACCTGCCTTTTTCCTGGCAGCAGGAAAAGGGCGACAACCGAACAGGGCCAGATGCCTGGGGAAACCAGGCGGCCACGAGTACGACACCACCTTCGGAGAGGAGGCGGCCATGGCGCGATCCGGCGTCCGCATCGACCCCAGCGCACGCGCGCACGTCGACGCGGCGATCAACGACTGGATGGAAGGCGTCCTCGGCGACGCCATCCTCAACGACGCACAGAACTACGTGCACAAGCGCAGCGGCCGCCTCCACGACAGCCTCCGCGCGGAGTGCCACGACAAGGTGCTGCGCGTCGGCTCGCTGGACTGCAACTACGCCACCGACGTGGAGATGGGCACCGCCCCCCACGTGATCCTCCCGCGGAACAAGAAGGCCCTGTACTGGCCGGGCGCGGACCATCCCGTCGCCAAGGTCAACCACCCGGGCACCGCGCCCGCCCCCTACTTGCGGCCGGCTCTGTACCAGCGGAGGACGCCGTGACGACCCCTGCGCTCCGCGCCACCCCCGAGCTGGTGACGACCGCCTGGCTCATCACGGTTGTCGGCGACCGTGTCGCGACCACCCTGCCCAAGCCCGGCGTCGACGGTGCGCTGTCCTGGGCTAGTGGCGGGTTCGTCACGCACGTCGTGGCTGGCGGCGCCTCCAACATGTACGTGCCGCTCCGCACCCCGGTCATGGGGCTGTCCTGCTGGGCAGCCAACCCGGGCTCGCAGAAGCCCCCGTGGAACCAGGCATCGAACCTGGCGGAGGCGATCGTCGCCGCCTGCCTCGACCACCCGAACGTCCCGAAGCCGACGCTCGCCCTGCCCGGCGGCTACCCCGGCGTGCAGGTCAAGTCGGCCTACACGGTCGGCGACCCGCGGCGCATCAACGACGACGCCTCGTCCTACGCCCGCTACGACATCCCGGGCCTCGTCATCGCGTGGACGGAGGTCCCGTCATGAGCCGCTACGCCATCCGCGAGGCCAGCCTCGGCGGCGACCTCCTCACCTGGAACGGCAGGGTCATCGTCCACGACTCGCGCGGCGAGCTGGAGTTCCTCCTGACCGGCGACATCCGCATCGTCGACTGCCCGCGCACGATCCCGCCCGAGCAGACCATCGCGCTGCCACTCCTGCCGCAGTACGCCCACCACCGCTTTCCACTCGTGAGGAGCGACTACCCCTGATGCCCATCGTCCGGACCACCATGCAGCCCGACCGAGAGATCGAGGTCGACGACGCCACGTTCCTCGACTTCCAGCGGCAGGGCATCCTCCTCGACCCCGAACCCGCACCGAGCGCGCCGGACCCGACCGCGGCACCGGCCATCCCCAGCACGAAGAGCGCCGGCCCGGCCGGAAGCAAGGAGACTGACCGATGAGTGTGGTCACGACAAATCTGATTCAGGGCCCGGCGACCCTGTACAGGGGCGCCTACGGTGCGACCGAGCCCGCCGACACGGCGGTCAACACCACGCCTGCCTCGTCCGCGTGGACTGACCTGGGCGGTACGCAGGACGGCGTCAAGCTGTCTGTCGACCAGACCTACGGGGAGCTGGAGGTGGACCAGATCACCCTCCGCGTCGGGAGCAGGCTGACGAAGCAGGACTTCACCATCGAGACGAGCTTGGCCGAGGCGACGCTGGAGAACCTGTCGATCTCCCTCAACGGCGGCACGTCGGCGTCGGGCGCGGGCTGGAAAAGCTTCGACCCCAACGTCAGCTCCAGCGCCACCCAGCCGACGTACTTCGCGGTGATCATGGACGGCTACGCCCCCAGCCAGTACACCCGCCGCGTCATCGGCCGCCGCATGCTCAACACCGACTCGGTGGAGCTCGCCTACACCAAGGACAAGCAGACGCTGATCCCGGTCAAGTTCGCCGGCCACTACGTGTCGAGCGTGATCACCCCCTTCCACATCGTTGACCAAACATCGTGACGACGAAGACGTGTTCGCGTTGCCGCGAGGACAAGCCAGTCAGCCGCTTCCCGATCCGGAGGGACGCTCCTGACGGTCTGCACTACTGGTGCATTCCGTGTAAGCGGGAGAAGGACCGGGAGTACTCGGCCCGATACGCATCCGCTAACCCTGAGCGGAAGCGGGCGCACGGGACTGCGTGGCAGCGCCGCAACAGGACTGCGGCCAGCGAGGCAGCCCGGCGCTACAAGTACGGGCTGAGTAGCGCTGAGATAGCAGCTCTGATCGAGACGCAGGGCGGAGCGTGCGCGCTCTGCCGCCTGACTCTCGGCGACGCGTTCCACGTCGACCACGACCACGCCTGTTGCCCCGGCAGCAAGACGTGCGGGGAGTGCATCCGAGGCGTGCTGTGCCGCCGCTGCAACATCGGGCTCGGTCAGTTCAACGACGACCCCGATCTGCTGGCCGCTGCCGCCGCGTACTCACTCTCGCTCCGCAACGTCCTGCCGCCCGTCGGCCAGCCCAACTAGCTCTGCCCATCCGAGGAGCACCACCCATGGCATCCACCACCACCCGTCAGAGCACCGCAGCCGCACGCAAGCGCGCCGCGGCCAAGCCCGCCGTCGTCGGCGGTCTGGACTTCGAGCCGATCCGGATCGCCGCCGACGACGACGTCGAGGAAGAGCGAGTGCCGCTCTTCTACATCGGCGACACCGAGTACACGATCCCCAAGCACATCCCCAAGGGCGTCGCGCTCCAGTACCTGCGGCACGCCTCCGAGGGCGGCCACGAGCTGGCCACCGCACCGCTCCTCATCCGCGTCCTGGGCGAGGACGCGTACATGGCGCTGGAGCAGTCGAAGGCGCTGAAGGATGACGAGCTGGAACGGATCATCGACATCATCGTCCGGCAGGCTCTCGGTACCCAGGAGAAGGAGGGAAAAGCCCGGCGTGGGTGAACCGCCTGCGTGACTGGGCCTACGACCACGGCTGGCCGGAAGCTCTCGCGGACCGGATCAGCCAAGTGATGTGGGTCCTCGATCACGAGGCCGACATCGACGCCGACTTCCTCGCCATCTACGGCCTCGACCTTGAGCACGTCGAGATCACGGGCCCCCGCTACTTCGCCCTCGCCTACCGGCTGACCGCCTACCAGGGCGTGATGGCCGCCCGAGCTGACGAGGCCCGCGAGAGCAGCCCGCCGGTCAACCGCACCACCCCAACCCGCACGAGCAGCACCGCCGAGCCGACCAGGCACGGCGGAGGCGAGGCCGCCGAGGTCTCACTGACTCAGTTCCGGGCCAGCTTCCCGGGCTGGGTGAGCGTCGCGCAGGGAGGGTAGGTCGTGGCTGGTTCCTTTCGAATCGCCGAGGGTTATGTCGAGGTCACGGCTGACGAGTCCGGCTACGACCGGGCGATGGACCGGCTCAAGGCCAAGAAGAACAACGCGTCGGTTCTGGCCAAGCTGGACGACAAGGACGCCAAGGCCAGGCTCAGCGCGCTGGTCAAGCCCCGCACCGTCAAGCTCACAGCACGCTTCGACGACCGGGCCGTAACCACCTCCCTGCGGAACCTCACCAAGCCGCGGGTACTCAAGCTCACCCCGCAGCTCGACGACAAGGCCGCGATCAGCGGCCTGGCCAAGCTCACCCGCGACCGCGTAGTGAAGCTCACCGCGCGGCTCGACGACTCTGCGGTCACGGCCAGACTTGGCGCACTGTCCGGCCAGCAGACGGTCGACATCCTCCCGAGGATCAGCGACGCCGCGTACCGGACCGTACAGAACCAGCTCGACCGGCTGACCAAAGAGCGGGTCGTCAACATCCGGGCCAGCGTGGACACCCGGGTCGGCGCCGCGGAGATCGCGAACCTGACCGCGCGCCGTCGGGTCCGGATCGGTGTCGACGTCGACACCCGCGCCGCAGCCGACGACCTCGCCAACCTCACCCGCCGCCGGGACATGACGGTCGGCGTCAACCTCAACGACGCGGCCGCGCGCGCCCGGCTCGACACGCTGACCCGCAACCGGACCGTGAACGTGCGCGCCGACGTCGACCGCTCCGCGGCATCCCGGATCAGCAGCATGTTCGGCGGCGGCCTCTCCGGCGCCTTCTCCGCCATCAAGGGCTCCCTCACCAACATTTGGGCTCTCGCTGTCGGCTCGCTCCCCACCCTGGCCTCTCTCGGGCAGGCCATCATGCAAATGGGCCCGGCCGCCGCGATTGCCGCGCCGGCGGTGCTGTCGTTGGGTGCCGCGTTCGCCGCGATCAAGGTCGGTATGTCGGGGATCGGGGATGCGTTCAAGCAGGCGTTCGCGCCGGCCGCGAAGTCGGCGGCCGCGGCGGAGAACTCGACGCGGCGGGTCGAGGCCGCACAGCGGTCTCTCGCCAAGGCGCAGCAGGCGGTGAAGGACGCAGAGGTCAACGCCGCCGAAGCCCGGGTGAAGGCGGCCCGAGACATTCAGGACGCGCAGGAGTCCCTGAAGAACACGGTGCAGGACGTTGCCGATGCGAACCGGCGGGCGCTGGATTCGGTGGAGTCGGCGGAGCGGGATCTCGCGGACGCGCAGCGTGCGGCCCGGCAGGCGCAGGAAGACTTGAACGGCGCGCGTCGGGAGGCTGCGGAGGAGCTGGAGGATCTCAACGCCCGTCTCGTCGACGCGCAGCTGGACCAGCGGCAGAAGGTGTTGGACCTCCAGGACGCGGAGCAGGAGCTCGCTGCGGTCAAGGCCAAGGGCGCGAAGGCTACGCAGGAGGAGATCGACAAGGCGCAGCTGCAGTACGACAAGGCCGTGCAGGCGCTGTCCGAGCAGCAGACGGAGACCGCCCGCCTGCAGGATCAGACGGACGCTGCGAACGCGGCCGGGGTCGAGGGCAGCAAGACGGTCACGGACGCCAAGGGGAAGATCTCCGACGCGAACCAGGACGTCACCGACAAGACGAAGGAACTGGCGGACGCGGAGACCGATGCTGCCCGTGCCCAGGAGGACGGGGCGCAGCGGATCGCGAAGGCGCAGCGCGACGTGGCGGATGCTCAGGCCGCGGCGGCGAAGGCGGCAGTCGACGGGGCGCGGCAGATCAAGGACGCGCAGGACGCGGCACGCGAGGCAGCCGAGGCGCTCACGGTCGCGCAGACGAAGTCGGCGGCCGCTACGACCGCTACCGCGAATGCGATGGCCAAGCTCGCCCCGGCCGCGCAGGCGTTCGTCCGGGCAGTCATCGCGCAGCGGGAGGCGTGGCGCGGCCTCAAGTTGGACGTGCAGAACGCGTTGTTCGACGGGCTCGGCCAGAAGTTCACGACCATGTCGGCGGCGATCCTGCCGTCGTTGAAGGCCGGGCTGACCGGGACGGCGACGGTCCTGAACACCATGGCGAAGAACGCGTTCGACGCCGTCACCGAGCTGGGCAAGGCCGGGACCCTGCGGCAGATGTTCGACGGCCTCAACAACGGGCTCAAGCCGCTCACCAAGATTCCCGGGCAGTTCATCACCGGGCTGACGCAGATCAGTGTCGCCGCGTCCCCCGCGTTCGCCCGGCTGACCACAGCAGCGGGCGCGTCGGCGGACGGCATCGCGAAGAAACTCGCCGACGCCTTCAAGTCAGGTGCGTTGGAGGACAGCATCAACCGCGCCGTCGAGGTGGCCAAGCAGTTCGGCCAGCTGATCGGCGACATCTTCGGGACGCTCGGCAACGTCATGAAAGCTGCGGCGGCCGGCGGCGGGGACGCGCTGGGTGGCCTCAGCGCGGTGTTCGCGGAGCTGCGCCGGATCACGGCCATGCCCGAGGTGCAGGCGGCCCTGACTTCGATCTTCCAGGCCGTCAACGCTATCGCCAAGCTCTTCGCTGGCACGCTCGGCGCGGTCATTCAAGCGGTGTTGCCGCTGCTCGCAGCACTGGCGCCGGTGGTCACGGAGTTGGCCACGAAGTTCGGGCCGGTCCTTGCCCAACTCGCCGATGCCCTGGGCAAGGCGCTCATGCCGATCATGGATGCGCTGCTCCCGATCGTTGGCGACCTGGGGGACCTGCTCGTCGGCCTGGTGCAGTCGATCATGCCGTTGCTCCAGCCCATCGGCGACCTTCTCGGCGCGGTCATCACGGCGCTGGCACCGTTCATCAAGTTGTTCGCCGACAACTTGCAGACGGTGGTCACCGCGTTGGTGCAGTTCTTCGCACCGGTGATCACGGCGCTCGTGCCTGTGGTGCAGATGTTCGGTCAGCTCTTTGCCCAGATCGCGCCCCTGTTTGCGCAGCTCTATCCGGCGCTGCTGCCGCTGATCCCGCCGCTCGCGCAGCTGACCGTGTCGCTCCTCAACCTGGCGATGCAGGTGATCACACCGTTGATGCCGCTGATCGTCGGTCTCGCGCAGCTGCTGACGGGGGTGTTGGCGGGGGCGATCGGCATCCTCGTGCCGGTAATCAACGTGGTCATTGGCGGCATCACGAAGTTTGTCGACGCGATCAGCGCTGGCGTGAAGCTCGTCGCCGACGGATTCTCGTGGCTGTATGACTTTCTAGTCGGACACAGCGTCGTCCCCGATCTGGTCAACGCGATCGTCGTGTGGTTCACGTCGTTGTGGACGAGCACGAAGAAGATCTTTACGGATCTGAAGAACGGCATTATCGCCATCTGGAACGGGCTGTGGTCCACGGTCAAGGAGAAGTGGAACACCTTCTGGGGCGGGTTGAAGACGTCGTTCGCCGGAGCGTGGAAGAGCTTCCGCGACAGTGTGACCAGCTTGAAGACGTCGATCACGAACACGTGGTCGTCGATGTGGAACGGCGCTCGCGACAAGGTCACGAGCATCTTCTCCACCATCAACAGCAAGATCACCTCGTTCAAGAACGGGATGAAGTCGGCGTTCTCCACCCTGAGGGATGCGCTCGGCACCATCTGGAGTGGCATCAAGTCGAAGATCGGTTCGCCGGTGAAGTTCGTCATCGACGCGGTCTACAACCACGGCATCCGCACCATGTGGAACAGCATCGCCGGGAAGATCTCCAGCAGCATCACCCTCCCCAAGGTCCCCCTCAACTTCAACACCGGCGGTGTCGTCCCCGGCACCGGCAACAGCGACACCGTCCCCGCCATGCTCACCCCCGGCGAGCGCATCCTCTCCAACCAGCAGGTCTCAGCCCTCGGCGGGCACCGAGGCATCGACGCCATGCTCGGCCGTGACCAGCCCACCCGAACCGGCGGCAACCCCTCCCGGCAGCAGGAGCGGCAGCGCGAGCAGGCAGGGCAGCAGCACTACGCGTCCGGCGGCATCGTCGGCAAGGTCACCTCCGGTATCGGCGGTGCGATCGGCGGCGCCTACGACTGGGCCAAGGACGTCGTCATCGGCGGGCTCAAGGCGGCCGCGCAGAAGGCCATCAGTGGTCTGGTCCGCCCGCTCATCAACCAGATCCCCGGCTCGGGTATCGGCAACCTGATGCGCGGCCTGTCCAACAAGGCCGTCGACGGGATGATGAACTGGTTCGGCAACGAGGACAAGAAGGCCGTCGGCGGGCCGGCCGTGCAGCGCGCCCTGTCGTGGGTGAAGACGCAGAACGGACTGCCTTACCAGTGGGCTGGTAACGGGAATCCGTCCTGGGACTGTTCGGGTCTGATGTCGGCGATCGAGTCCGTGATCCGTGGGGAGAAGCCGCACCGCCGGTGGGCGACGGGGGCGTTCGGGTCGTCCGCTCCGTCTGGCTGGGTGCGGAACCTGAACTCCCCGTTCATGGTCGGGATCACCAACGCCGGTGTCGGGCACACCGCGGGCACGCTCGCCGGAATGAACGTCGAATCCTCTGGCGGGCGCGGCGTCCACATGGGCAGCTCGGCCCGCGGCTACAAGGACTCGTTGTTCACCAGTCGGTGGGGCTTCGCGCCGGCCGCGAAGTACGACTCCGGCGGGCTGCTCCAGCCCGGCGCGACGATGGCGATCAACAAGACCCGCAAGCCCGAGGCGGTCCTCACGTCGGAGGAGCACGAGGCGTTCCGCAGCATCGTCACCGGCCTGGGCAAGGGCGGTCTCGCCGAGGGCTGCACGGTCAACGTGTCCGTCGAGGTCCGGTCGATGACGATCCCCACGGACGCCGAGGCCAAGCGGTTTGCGCAGGCGATTGCGGACCCGGTGAAGGAAGAGATCCGCAAGCTTGAGAACAGCAGGAGGCGCTGACCATGGTCTACAACTGGGGCAGCATCCAACTCGGCCGCATCCTGCTGCGGGAGACGTTCCAGGCGGCGGAGCAGGGCGGCAACCGCAGCCTGTCCATCGCCGGGCAGGAGTCGATGCCCCCGCTCACCCGCCTCCAACTCGTGGGTGCGCACGACAACATCAACGGCCTCGAAGCGCAGAGCCCGGTAGCCGTCACCTTCACCGACAAGCCCGAGAGGAACGGCTACTACCAGGTCACCTCGTGCGCGTCGACGCTCATCGAGTACCGCACCGAGATGCTCACCGCGGACTGGACGATCGCCTTGGACCGGCTGGGCAGCGCGGGCGAGGTCGACCTCAACTCCCGGCTCACCGGGGTCGTGAGGATCAACGACTTCTCTCTGACAGGGGAGCGGTGGCACGCGCCGCCGATCGGGCACTTCGGCTACTACACCGGGAGCACGAACCCCACCACCATGACCCGCACCGGCGCGGATGGGGCGATGACCGTCTACCGCAGCGTGCCCTCGGGCGTGATCCCGCGCTGGGGCTGCGACCCGGCGAACTACCTGACCGGCCGGGTCCGGGTCACGGACACGACGACGCCGGCCGCACCGATCGAGCTGGAGGGGACAGCGCGCCCGGTCCCGGCTGCGGCGTGGGCGTTGTCGAACGGGCTGGTGAACGTCACACCCAGCGCGTCGGCTTCGTTCGATGTGCAGGCGTACACGGGCGGGGCGTGGCACTCGAAGCTGTGGAACGTCTCGGTGGCCGGGTCGGCGTCGTCGATCACCTCGTGGGACTCTGCGAGCCTGCTGCGCAACGACCCCGAGCAGGTCATCCTCCGCCTGTCCAAGGGCCAGTCCCCCGGCCGCGCGACCCTGGACCTGTCGCTGCGCCGCGGCTCCCGGTTCGTCGAGGGCTACCTCCAGATCGGCACGTCCGCCACCCTCGCCGCCTACCGCAGCAGCCTGGAGACCAACACCTCGTTCGCGGCGTCCGGGTACGTCACCGCCACCGGCAACGACTCGGACAGCAACCGCTTCGCCTGCGGCAGCGCACGCACCTTCACCGCCCACACGAACGGCGGCGTCACGAAGGCCTCGGCAACGAGCCTCGACTTCTGGATCGGGGTGGTGGCCGGCGGCGGCTCCGCTGTCTCCGGGGACGCGGCCACTGACCTGCGGAACATGTACATCGCGTGTCTGCCGGAAGCTACCTACTGTGTGAGGCGGTGACCGGGTGACCGTTCAGGAGTCCCTCAACGCGCTCGGGCAGTGGGAGATCGACCTCCTCCCGACGATCCCCCGCGAGAAGCTCGACGCGCTCGCCTACTACGGGCACCTGGCGATCGTCCGCGGCCGCGTCGACCCGCTGCTGTACGGGGACAACCTGCTGCGCGCGGCCCGCTACGTCGGCGTCCTCACCGGCAACAGCCTGGCGGACGACGCCCGCACGAAGATCCCCAACGACAACATCAAGGTCAGCGGCGTCGGCATGGCCATGTGGCTCGGCGACCAAGACAACAAGGGCGACGTCTACGAGAACGCCGTCACCGCCGCGTCCGCGACGTTCGCCAACACGATCCGCGCGCTGCTCCCCGCGTCCGGCGCCGTCACCGAAGGCACCCTCTACTCGGTCGCCGGGCAGTACTCGGGCACGCACCAGTGGCAGTCGCCGCGCGAGGCCATCCAGTACGTCTGCCAGACCATGTCCACCACCAGCATCCCCGTCACCTGGCGCGTCAACGGCGACGGCACCTTGGACGCGGGGCCAGAGAGTTCGCTGTTCGTCACCACCCCTACGTGCACGATCATCGCCACCGGTGCTGGCGACGACATGGCCATGCGAGGCGTACCCGGCAGCCTCGACCTCACCGGGGATGTGGAGGACTACACCACCCGCGTTGTCCTGCTGGCGGAGGGCGAGGGCGCGAGCATTGCCACCGGGTCCGCGGACCTGTCTCCGGCCACCGGTTACAAGGACATCCACGGCAACGCCGTCAAGTTCACCCGGCTCGTCAGCGAGTCCGACACCGCCGCGACGAACGCCGCCACACGCGCCGCACTCTCCCTCTCCCAGTACACGGCGCCGAAGCAAGACCTCAGGCTGAACATCCAGGACTACGACGTCGAGGGCAGCTTCGCGCTCGGCGACTACGTGTACGCCTACGACCCCGACAAGCAGCTCTACAACCCGAACGTCGAGATCAACTTCCGCGGGCAGCGCCTCAACCCGATCAAGCTCCAGGTCACCGAGATCTCCTGGGGTGTCACCGCCGGCTACACCGTCGCCTACCGCAGCGCCAACGGCACGTGGTACGACCTCACCGACCACATCGAGACCTCCGACGCCGGCACCTACGTGACGGTCGGCGGCTTCGACCGGGCACTCACCTCGGCCGGGGAGCCGGTCGGGTCCCGCCCGAACGCGGACACGTCCACGCCCGCGCAGCCGACGTTGATCGAGCCGTTCACGGGGGTGGCCTACCTCGACGCGCGCGGCTTCACCCGGGCCCGCGTCATCGTCTCCTGGAACGCCCCCCTCAACGTCGACGGCACCACGGTCCTCGACGGGGACCACTACGAGATCCGCTACGCCGTCGACACCGACATGATCTACCCCGCCACCTGGGCATCCGTATCCGCGGTCCGCTGGCAGGACATGCAGACCTGGGCGCAGCCGTTCGCCTCCCCTACCGGGCAGTGGCAGACGATGGTCGTCAACTGGGACCAGACCACAGCCCAGTTGCAGGACCTGTCGCCGGGGGTCGGCTACGACGTACAGATCCGGGCCGTGGACAAGACCGGCAACACCGGGGCCTGGTCCGGCACGACCACGTTCGTCGCCTCCTCCGACAACCTGCCGCCGTCAACGCCGGCCGCTCCGTCGGTGGCGGCGTCGCGGATCGCGGTGCAGATCACTCACACGCTCGGCAAGTCGTCCGGCGGCACCTACAACCTGGAGTCGGATCTCCACCACCTGGAGATCCACGTCGACTACGAGCCCACCTTCACGCCGTCCGAGTCGACGCTGAAGGCGAAGGCCTCCGCGACGGCGGGGATGATCCAGGCACAGATCCCCATCGTGGCCACGGTGCAGGTGGAGGAGACGTCCGCCCGGTACGTGCGGGTCGTCGCAGTCGACCAGACAGGCAACAAGTCCGGGCCGTCCGACGCGGCGACGGCGACCGCGCTCCTCATCGACGACGCCCACATCTCCGACCTCACCGTCTCCAAGGTCACCGCGGGCACCATCGGCGCAGACTTCATCGTCGGCGCCCGCATCAAGACCGCCGACACCGGCGCCCGAGTCGAGCTCAACAGCGGCGGCCTCGGCTGCTGGGATGCAGCCGGGACACAGACTGTCGCCATCGCAGCGTCCGACGGCTCGGTCACCATCGTCGGCCAGCTCAAGAGCGGCACGTCCGGTAAGCGCATCGAGATCAACCCGACGTCGACGTTCCTGCCGGAAATCCGCTGGTACGCCAACACCGGCACCGACTACGGCTACATCAACGCTGTCAGCGCCGGGACCGACGTCAGCCTCGGCATGAACTCCTCGGCCTACGACGACGGCACCGGCACCCAGGTCATCTCCCGAGCGTTCCTCAACACGGGGACCGCCGAACTCTCGGTCATCCGCGCCGACACTCAAGCCCGGCGCGGCGGCTGGGCCGCAGCGACAGCCGGCACCTTCTTCTCCGGTTACGTCCGGGACGGTGTGGACGGCGGCCAGTTCAGCGCCACCAGCGCCCTTGGCCGTGTGGGCTGGAACCCCGGCAGCGCCACGACCGGCAACTACATCGATTTCACCAGCGGCAGGACCCGGCACGTCGGCCGCTGGTCTGACTTCGTCGCCGTGGACAGTAACGAGGGCCTGTTCACCGGGACGACCACGGGCACGTCCAGCGGCACCAGCTTGACCCTGTCGTTCGGGTCGACCATGGACACCCAACTGGTGCCGATCGTGTCCATCCGCGACGCCCCCACCGTGGCCAACACACGCGGGTTCTGCATCTTCGCCTCCGACACAACGTCCTTCAGCGTGCAGCTTTCCGGCGCCGCTGACGGTGCATGGTCCCTCTACTTCTGGTGCTACAGGATCTGACATGGCAGCTGACGAATTCACAGTCCAGGCGGTCAGCGAGTACTGGCCGAACCCCGGCATGCCCTGCTGGGCCGTCGACATGATCAAACCGGACGGGACCGGGCACCGGCACGTCTTCCCCAAGTTCACGCTGCTCCAGCGGGCAGCCGAGTACGGCATCGACCCCACCGACGTCGACCAGCTCCTCGACATCGTCCTCCACGAGCCCTACGCACCCCACCCCGATGATCCCCTCAAGGGCGAAGACCCGGCCGCCGCGGCGGGCTTGCTGTCGCCTGCGCTCGTCTCGCGCGGCACGGCACGCAAGGGCGATCTGATCCCCACCACCCTGTACACCGCGACCGATGCGGCAACCGCCCGCGAGGCGCACCTGCTGCGCATTGAGCACGGCAAGACCCACAACGTGCGGGTCGCTGCGCCGAAGGGCAAGAAGGACCCACTCGACCTCATCCGTGCGAATCACGGCGTCGACGCTGACTGGGTCGCCAGGAAGGCCGGCGAGATCCACCAGCGGCGCCTCGTTGCCCAAGGCCGTGCTGCTCCCGAGCCGGTGGCCAAGCCCCTCGTAGTGAAGGACAACTCGCATGCCTGATCCGTCTACCAGCAGGCTGGCCCTGTACAAGTCCCTGTCGGACGGGTCCGAGCTCGTCAACTATCCCCTCGACCTGGGCGGGAACTGGGACAAGGTCGACTTGGCCGTCGGCTTCCAGTCCTGCACGTCCTCGACCCGGCCGTCGTCGCCCTACAGCGGCAAGCCCATCATGGAGACCGACACCAGCTACCGGACGTACTTCTCCAACGGCACAGCGCCGGCGTCGGCGTCGTGGGTGGAGATCCCCAACAGCTCGGCGACGTTCAACAACAACCTCAAGTTGGCCTCCGCCAAGCAGGTCAACATCGGGGCCAGCGGCTCCACGGCCAGCTACGCGGCGCTCCTGTCGAGCGCCACCGGCGACTACGTCCTGTCCAGCCGCGTCACCGGCGACTCCGTATCCCGGGTCGCTGTCCGGGCCGACGGCCGCCTCGAATGGTCCACCGGCGCGCTCGCCCAGGACACCAACCTGTACCGGTCCGCCGCCAACGTGTTGAAGACCGACGACAGCCTGATCGTCGACCTCAACCTGACTGTCAACGGTGTTGGTCAACTGCAGTACATCGCCAAGTCGGCGGACGAGACCGTCACGTCCAGTGCCACCCTCCAGGACGACAACCACCTCGTGCTGCCCGTCGTCGCCAACGCCATCTACACGTTCGCCCTCGACCTCTACATGACCGAGGCAACCGACTTCGTCGGCGACTTCAAGATGTCGTTCACCTGCCCAGCCAGCGCCACCTTCGACATGCACGGCGCCGGCGCCCACTCCACCAACCTCAGCACTGGTACCAGCTCCGACGGTGAGTGGATCGGCAAGCTCGCGACCGCTTCGGCCGCGGCGACGCTCGCGTTCGGTGTGGGTACTGGCCTTACCGCGGTCCGTGTCTACGGCCGCCTCGTCATGAGCAGCACGGCCGGGAACTTCACGCTCCAGTGGGCACAGAACGCTTCCGACGGATCCGGCACCACCCTCAAAGCGGGCTCGTACATGACGATGCTCCGCGTCGCCTAGCCCTGCTTCTCGTCCAGGTACGGGGGCTGCGCGGCCAGGTCTGGGCCGACGGGAACAGCGGCGGCTGCCTGCTGGAGACGCTCGTTCTCCTGGAGCGCGTCGGACAGCCGCCGCTCCAGGCCGGCGACCTGCGCGCGCAGGAGGACGTTCTCGTCGGCGACCTCGCCGTGCCGCTTACGGAACGCGTCGAGGGCGTCTTCGACGCTGATCTGCTGGCTCATGGCTGGCTCTCCTGGGGGTTGATGGCGTGTGCCCAGCTGGTGCTTAGCGGGTGGTGGTGGAGTGCGTGGCTGGCTGTGAGGGCGAGGGCGGCGCGCACGAGGGCTTCGGTGCGGCGGTGGGTGGCGGCCTGGTGGTCACCTTCGGTTTCGTATTCGTCGGCGGCGGCGAGGAGCCGCTCGGCTGCGGTGTAGTTCTCGGGCCCGGTCACGGCCGGCTCACTGTTGCGTCGCCGCGCCCTGGGATTCCGGAGCTGTTCGCGCCGTGATGGCACCATGCCCACGTGCGCCTCGGCACGTGCACGATCTTCGCCCCCGCCTCCGCGCACCCCACCGTGAAGTGCCAGTCCTCGCCGCCTCGGTGGCCGCCGACGACGCTGTCCGGGGGTGGGTCGAAGAAGCCCACCTGCTTGGCCAGGTCGGTACGGACCAGCGTGGTGATCGTCGTCTGGTGCGGCTTGGCCGGGTTGAAGGTCTTCCCGAAATGGCCGAGCGGATCGTTCGCGGGCCACGGCTTCCCGTCGGGGAAGTGGACCATGTAGTAGGAGAAGACGTAGTCCGCGCGGAAGATCCGTGCCCCGGCTGCCAGGACGCGCAGGTGCTCGGGGTAGAACCAGTCGTCCGAGTCGAGGAACGCGACCCACTCGGTGCGCACCGCGTCGAGGGCGCGCTGCCGGGTGATGGCCGCGCCGTCGCCGTCCTCGTCGATGGCGATGCTGATGCCAGCGGTCGGGAGCAGCTGCGCCTCGACGGACTTCACCGCCCGGTCAAGCATGCCGTTGACGACCCGCGCCGGATGCGCAGGGATGACCACGGTGATCTCAAGCGGCGACGGCACGACGCACCCCCTGCGCCCGCGCGTAAGCGTCCCCCGGGTTCGCCCGATACTCCACGACCGCGTACCGGAACACCCCCTCCAGCACGCCAGTCAGCTCGGCTGGGGCGACGTTCTCGTACCACTCACCCGGCGCCGGATCCATTCCGCCCGACGCCCCATGCGGCCGCCGCCCCGTCGATGCGCACGTCACGAACAGGGCCTCCGGGCCATCCGGTTCCAGCGCCTCCGACGCCGTCCGCAACAGCGCACCCCACCGCTCGACGTGCTCCAGCACCTCGGTACACACCACCAGGTCGAACCGCTCGAACCCTGCTGGCCATGCCTGGGTGGCGTCGTGGACGAGGTCGACTCCGGGGCCCGGCTCGATGTCGAGGCCGGTCCACTTCGCCGCAGGCAGCAGGTCCCGGATGCTGCCGTTGATGTCCCGGCCGCCGAGGTCGAGGACCCGCCACGGCGCCCCCAGATCGAGGCCGGATGCTTCGAGTTGACGGGCCAGCCCGTCACGCGCTTCCACATGCATCAGTGCGGCGCCTTTCCCCACTTGGCGATGAAGGTCTCCCGGTCCCGGCCCGCCTGCTCTTGCAACTCCGGGCGCGCGTTCGTCGACTCGTTCGGACAGCGGTGCTCAACCGCGAGCCCGGGGACCAGGAGCGCACCGCCCTGCTGCCGGGCCTGCCAGTCGAGGTCGTCGTCCGAGTACCACCAGGCCATCGACTCATCGAGGCGCAGGCCCGCCTCGCCACGCAGCATGTATGCGTACCCGGTGATCCGCTGCCGCAGATCGACCGGCTCGGCCCGGGTGTGCAGGATCTGTTCCCGGCCGCCCCCCTGATCCGGGTAGGCGAGCACCGCAGTGGTGGCCCGCATCGCCGACGACAGGGCATCCATCCAGCCGGCCGGGACCACGACATCAGAGTTGAGGACGGCCACGTCCCATTCGCCAGCGGGCGCCGCCGCCGTAACCGCGCGCAGGCCCACGTTCCACAGCGTGCTGATGTTCGGCGGATCGAGCGGCACCCGAAGGACGCCGACCTTGCCATTCCACTGGTTGGGGTCGATCGGAGGGTCGGACTCGTTGTCGACGACGATGACTCGGTCGACCTGGTCCACCACGGAGTTGATGCAGTCGGTCAGCAGATCGTGCCGGTTCCGGGTCGGGATGACGGCCGCCCGATGAGGGTCGTTCATCGCTCGCCCCAGACGGTGGAGTGCGGGGCCGCGGTCTCCTCGCGGAGCGGCGCGTAGTAGTAGCAGGCCAGCGACCGCCGCCAGCGCTCCCCGACAATCGGGGCCGGGTGCCCGTGCCACGACTCCGGGCCGCACGCGAAGAGGACGGTGCGGTTGAAGGTGGGCAGCACCTCCACGTCCCCGTCCTGCCCGAGGTAGAGGACGCCGCCCCAGTCCCGCTCCCATTCCTCGTTCAGGAAGATCAGCAGGTTCAGGCGCCGCTCCAACGCCAGCGTCGGATGCCGGTTGAAGTCCCGGTGCATGGCGAGCCGGCCGCCCTCGCCGGTCATGTGCATCCCGCCGCCGAGGTCGTCCGCGGTGAGCGGCCCGATCCCGGTGGCGTCCTCCAGTGCCCGGCATGCCGTGTCCGAGCGTGCCGCTTTGAAGAAGGCATGGGTGGCCGGTCCCCACATGCGGGAGTCGCCGGCGCGTTTGCCGATCTCCTTCGGGTCCGGGTAGGTCGTCCAGCGGGGGTCGTCTCCGGGTGGGAACTCGGCGGCGCAGGCGCGGAGGTGATCCGGGTCCCACAGCCCCTCGATCACAGCGTGGGGGAACGGGGCCGCGTCGGCGAACACGGCCGGGTCGAGGCGAAGTTCAGACAGCACGAGCCACCGCCTGGTCGAGGCCAAGCCACTCCGGGTGCGCGAGCGTCCATTCCACCGTCCGCCGCAGCGACTCCTCCAACCCGAGCGGCGGCTTCCATCCCGCGGTAGCGAGGCGGCCCCCGTCGAGGGCGTATCGGAGGTCGTGGCCGGGTCGGCTGGAGTGGAAGTCGACGAGGTTCAGTTCCGGTACGGGCAGCCCGGCAGCGTCGGCGAGGAGCTGGACCATCTCGGTGTTGGTGACCTCGCGTTCGCCGACGATGTGGAACCGGGACGGGCGATCGTGCCCGTTGGCGTACTGCTGCGGCTTGTGGTTGCGGGCGAGCCACAGCCACGCGTCTGCGAGGTTCCGGGCGTGGAGGTAGAAGCGGGAGCCGGGCCGTCCGTCGGGTGCGACGTGCACGGTGGGCGCCTCACCGCGCAGGATGGCACGGAGGGTCTTGGGGACGAACTTCTCGGTGTCCTGCTGCTCGCCGATGATGTTCATCGTGTTGGTGATCACGACGGGCACGCCGTAGGTCCGCCAGTACGTGAACGCGATGGCCTCCTGCGCCGCCTTGCTGGCCGAGTACGGATTCGACGGCATGATCGGGTCCCACTCGCGGTGCGCGTACCCGTCCGGCGCCGGCCCGTACACCTCGTCCGTGGACATCTGGAGGACCAGCCCCGGCTGGGCCTGGCGGGCGTAGTCGAGGATGTTGGTGATGAGCCGGGTGTTGTTCTCGATGAACGGGCCGGGCTGCTCGATGCTGCGGTCGACGTGCGACTCGGACGCCACATTGAACAGGTAGTCCACCGCGCCGAACCGGGCGGCGGTGACCGGGTCAATGGGGGCGGTGAGGTCGCAGGTGACAACATCGACGCGGTCCCACCAACCGGGGTGTCCGCCGAGTGCCGAGGTGATGCGGGCAGGTACGCCCTTGTGCCGGAACGTGACGGGCGCCGCGATGGTCCAGTCGGTGTTGGTGAGGAGGTGGCGCAGGACGTGGGAGCCGACGAATCCTGCGGCACCGGTGAGGAGAACGTGCTTGGTCATCCGAGGATCGCTTTCTCCCAGAGTGGCGCGATGGCGCTGATGGTGGAGGTGCGTGCGTGCTCGCGGGCGGCGGCGCCCATCTCTGCGCGCATGGCGGGGTCGGTGGCGAGGGCGCGGAGGTGCTGGCCCCATTCGTGGTCGCGGCGCACGAGGTAGCCGGTGGCGCCGTCGAGGACGTAGTCCTCGTAGGGGCGGACCGCACTGGCGACGGTGGGGATGCCGAGGGCTGCGCACTCAAGCGCTTTGATCGCGGACTTGCTGCGGTTGAACACGTGGGGCAGGAGGGGGGCGACGCCGATGTGGTAGTCGATCGCTTGGAGGAACGCTTCGACGTTGGGCACCCATGGGGTGAATCGTCGGCGTGGGGCGCGGAGGGTGGCGCCGTAGTCGTTGCCGATGCAGTGGAGTTCGGTCTGGGGGTGGCGTTGGAGGAAGCGGCGGATCTGGCTGCTGGTCTGGTCCCAGTCCATGTTGTGGGTGGCGCTGCCGCCCCAGCCGATGGTGAGCACGCCGTCTGCACGCTGGGGCGGGGTGTGGTCGAGGAGCCAGTTGGGGACGGCGTTGGGGATGACGTGAACGACCGGGTTCCACTGGCGGACGATGTCGACGAGCGGTTCCGTTGTCACCGTCACTGCCGCGGCCACCGTGATGTTGCGGACGATGTTGGCGCGGACGTCGGGCCGGGCGTAGTACTGGTGCGCGGCGGGGCTGCGGTGGTCGATGTTGAAGAGGTCGTCGTCGATCTCGTAGATGAGGTGGCGTCCCTCTGCTGCGAGTTGCTGCCACAGCTGTGAGGGGTTGGGGTCGCAGACGCGTTGGCCGATGATCGTGACGGCCGGGTTGTGGCGGACGGGTTGGGGCAGCCGGGTGCTGGAGTGGGTGGCGTAGCCGAGGTCGGCGAGTCCGCGCGTGGGGAGTTGGATGCGGTAGTAGCCGCAGCCTGCGTTGTCGGCGGCCCAGCCGAAGACGTCGAGGGGTGGGATGTTGGCGTGGGGGTTCTGCCAGTCGGGTCCGCGGAGGGTGGGGGGGATGTTGTAGGCGGGGTGTGGGGGGTCGATGGCCTGCTGAGTCACGGCTGCTCCGGCGGGTTGCGGAGTGCGTCGGCGACTGCGAGGAGCGCAGAGGCGATCGCGGCGTTGGCTGTTGCGACGAGGAGTGCGGTCGCTGTCGGGCCGTCCAGGTCGCGGGGTTGACCGTGCGCTGTTGCTGCGATCTTGTCGGTGTTCTCGCAGACTGAGTTGATCAGGTACAGGGCGTGGTCGTAGGGCAGCCGGGTGGTGCGCTCAGTCACGGCGCCCCCCATCCGCCGTCGACGGGCACGATGTGGTCGCCTTCGACGCAGTGCGAGGACACGCATCGGCCGACCGGGGTGGCGTCGAGCGCGGCGTGGACGGCCCGCCAGATGATCGCGTTCCGGTGCACAGGGTTGGGCGGCAGGTATGGCCCGAGCTTGCGGATGTACTCGTACACGGCGTCGTATGCGGGTTGGCGAGGGTCGGGGCGGACGGGTAGGGCCGGGTTCGGGTCTTCGTCGGAGGGGGCTTCGGGACGCCCGTCCTCGTCGTCAGAGTTGGTCTCGGGTTCCTCCGCGTCCCGCTCCTTGCGCTCGGCCGTGTGCGGATACCCGGGGCACGGGACCGTGTTGCCCTGCGCGTCCCGGTGGAGCGCGGCGCAGGCGACGTGGATGTGAGGCTCGGTCATCGCGAACTCCGGGCGACGGTCGGGTAGTCGTAGGCGTGGACCGGTGCGTGTGGGGCGAGCATGACGAACGCGAACAGGCAGCCGAGCGCCTGACAGATGACGGTCACGGCTTCTCCGTCTCCTCGTCGCGCGGCCTGGTTGCGGACTTGGCCGCGAGGACCCCGCACTTGTAGCCGCGCTTCCACACGCCTGGGTGCTCCTGCTGGGCGTTCATGACTTCGGGCTCGACGGAGAGACCTCGCACCCGGGAGAGCGCCGTGTCGAGATCGGCGGCGTGCTTCAGGTGTTCGCAGCTGTCGATGTGCGGCGGCCAGCCCTCCGTCAGCCAGGCCGGGGCCACGCCGTGGTCGCTCCAGGAGCAGTGGCGTTGGCCGATCTCGTAGCCGTGGCGCGCCCACTGGCGGGCCTCGTCTAGCTGGTCACGGAGGCTGCCGTCCTCCAACTCGCTGGAGTCGACGGGAACCGCGTCCGCGTCCGACAGCCCGTCGAGGTCTCCGTCTGCGGCGATGACGAGGCGGCGGGCAACGAGGGTGACCGTAACGGTGACGAGGTCCGAGCCGAGCCGGATGTCGCCGATCAGGACGCGGCCCGAAGACCCAGCGGTCAGGACAGAGACCCCGTTGATCCGGACTTCGCGAGGGACGACGATGCTGCCCGCGCCGTCCTCGCTGGGGATGAAGTCCGGGGCGATCAGCTCGATGACGGAGGCGCGCGGCTGTGTGCGCGGAGGCCCCTCGGATGAACAGGGGGTCGCGTCGGTAATCGGCTCGGCCATGCGTGACTCCTGTGCGGGTTGCGGTGCGGGTGGGTGCGGGTTTGGCGCGGCAGGGACGCGACCCGCACGGACACGCCCCTGCCATAGGCCCTCTGAGCAAAGAACCCACGCACAGGTTACCTCTGATTCGTAGGTGAAATGCGGGGTTGAGGCTACGATTTGAAGGTACGCGCGTGTCGGGTGCAGCTCAACGCCACGCACCACCGTCGAAGGGCCACCAGTGACCACCCGCATCTGCTCGCTGAAGGCCGACATCCCGCAGACCATCCCCACCGACGGGCAGTACCGCGTCGTCCGCTTCCCCTACACCACCGAGTCCTACGACCCATGGGGTATGCACCAGCCCACCCAGCCCGACGGGGGCACCGTCACCAGCTGGTCGAAGGACGACCGCTCCGGCCTGATCTGGCCTGCCGTCGCGGGCTGGGGTGTCCTCACCTCCCTCATCTACTGGGAGGCCGGGAACTACACCGAGGTCCGCGACCGGTTCGTCCGCGACCCGCTCGGCGACTACGACTCCACGGCCACCGACCACCGCGCTCCGTCGCCGGGGATCCAGTGCTTCACCAAGCACCACGAGATCTTCGTCCGGCCCGACGTCCCCATTGGCCTCCTCGTCGCACACGACGCGACGTCATCGCGGCGGGTCACCCTCGCCGAGTTCAAGCTCGCCATCCACCCCGTAGAGGAGCCCGCGGCATGAAGCTCGTCACCCGATCTGAGCTCGGCTGGCCTGCCTCGGCCGCGCCGATACAGACGTCCACGCAGGGCGTGAAGGTCCACTACGAGGGCACGGCCGTGAGCACGAAGCTGCTCGCGGACCACGCCGCGTGCATCGCCGAGTGGCAGGCCATCCGCAGGTCCCACCTCGCGAACACGGTCGAGAACTACTCCGACATCGCCTACAACTACGGGGCCTGCCCCCACGGCTACCTCCTCGAAGGCCGCGGCATCGGCAAGCGGACCGGCGCCAACGGCAACCAGCCGCTGAACGTGGCGCACTACGCGATCGTCGGCCTCGTCGGATCCGAGGGTCTGACCGAGCCGACCGACCTGATGCTCGACGCGATCCGCGACGGCATCGAGCTGCTCCGCCAGCACGGCGCCGGGGCCGAGATCAAGGGCCACCGCGACGGCTACGCCACAGCCTGCCCCGGCGGCCCGCTGTACGCCTGGGTGCAGAAGGGCGCGCCCCGTCCGGCCAGCACGGTGACGGAACCGGCGCCGCCCGTGACGCCGGCCTACGAGCCGTTCCCTGGCGCCTCGTTCTTCCGGTCCGGTCGCCGGTCGCCGGTGATCGCGGCGATGCACAAGCGGTTGGTGGCGGTCGGCTGCAACCACTACGCCTCGCCTGCGAACGCCGACGTGTGGGGCCCGGGCGACGAACGCTCCTACGCGGCATGGCAACGGCACCTCGGTTACACCGGCACGTCCGCTGACGGCATACCCGGCCCGTCCAGTTGGGCCAAGCTCCACGTCCCCAACGTCTGACCCCCTGGGAGGAACCCCGCCATGAACGCTCACCTCGACTCCGCCTACTGGCTCGGCCTGCTCGTCTCCGTGATCCTGCCTGTCCTCGTCGGCCTGGTCACCACCAGAGTCACGGACGCTGGCGTCAAGGCGGTGCTTCTGCTCGCGCTGTCCACGGCGACCGGGTTCGTCACCGAATACGCCGGCCCGCACGACGCCGGGTACAGCGTGGGTACCGCCGCAGTGTTGGCGCTCGTCAGCTTCGCCAGCGCTGTCCTCGCGCACTTCGGGTTCTGGAAGCCCGTCGGTGTGAGCGGCCGGGCGCAGGACAGCTTCGTCAAGGCGGCCTGAGTGCGAGCGGCGGTCCGACGGCTCCGTAAACGGCTGGGCCGCCGCGGCAGCATCCTCCTCGCGTTCGGTGTGATGGAGACGCTGTACGGCTGGGGCATCGCCTCGGACCCCCGGTACGGCATCGTGCGCGGCGTCAGCGTCCTCACTCACCTGCGCCCCATGCCTTGGTGGGGTGCGCTGTGGATTCTCTGCGGCACGGCTGCGGTCGCTCTCGCCTTCGAACCCAAGCCTCGATGGGACCGGTGGGGGTTCGCCGCCGCCACCATCCCGATGACCCTGTGGTCCCTCGCCAACCTGATCGCCTGGCTGTCCGGTGACTTCGGCCAGGCGTGGACCTCGACCTGTACCTGGGGAGCGCTCGTCTTCATTCTCATGCAGATCAACCGGTGGCCCGAGTACGGCATGAGGGGCGGCGGCCATGGGGTCTGACAGCGGATTGTGGGGCGCTGTGGTGGCGGCGATCGGCCTGATCGGGGCGATCTACACGGGGCGGCGCGGTCCCGGCGGGCCGAAGGGCGAGATCACCGCTGGCGCCCCTGCTGAAGTGGTGGAGATCTCCGGGCAGTTGCAGGTATCACCCGCGATCTGGCAGGACATGCAGGCGAAGATCACCAAGTTGGAGCAGAAGGTCGACCACCTCACCGACCTGATGGAGCAGGGCGCGACCCGCGAGAACCGGATGCGCGAGCTGCTCCGCACGGCGATGGGGGTCATCCGGCGGGCGAACCGTCGACTCGATGCGGCTGGTCAGCCGGAGGAGCCCGTGCCCGCAGACCTCACGCCTTACGGCTGACTGGAGTCAGAGATGCCTTTGCCTGATGGCGTGGCCACGGTCACGCTCACCGCTGTCTTCCCGCCCCTCTCTCCGGACGGCACGGATCGGCAGGGCACGGCTGCGTTCACGCCGGTCCCGCCGGTCCTGGTCGACCCGGGCGGCATCTACCTCGGCCCGGAGAACGCCACCATCGGCGCGTCCGGGATGCACGTCAACCTCGTCGCCACCGACGCCCTCGACGAGCCGTTCATCTGGCGCATGGACCTGGCGTTGACCGGGCAGCCGCCGATCTCCCGCAACATCAGCCTGCCCGCCTCCGCAGGCACGGTCTCGCTCGGGACGGTGCTGGAGGTCGAGGCGCTCCCCACCGACTACGTCGTCGTCATCGGACCCCGCGGACCGCAAGGCGCGGATGGCGGAGCGTCCGGACCCACCGGCCCCGCAGGCGGAGCACTCGCTGGGACGTACCCGGATCCGACCCTGTCGGCCAGCAGTGTCGCCCTGTTCGATGCGGCCGGCGCGGCTGCTTCGGCGCAGGCTGCTGCGATCAGCACGGCAGCGTCCGATGCGACGACGAAGGCCAACGCTGCGCAGGCTGCCGCGATCAGTACCGCGGCATCGGATGCGACCAGCAAGGTGGGCACGCACGAGGCCGACACGACCTCTGTCCACGGCATCGCCGACACTGCGGTGCTGGAGACGCAGAGCGGGGCAACGGGCAAGGTCAGCACGCACGTCGGAGCTGCCGACCCGCACGGCGACCGGGCCTGGGCCGACACGAAGTTCGCCACCCAGCTCGACCTCAGCACGCTGAACGGCACCGTCAACTCGCTCTCCATCGCGGTCTCCAGCCTCGACGTCTTCGTCAACGACTGCTTGACCCGTGTCGCCGCGATCGAGCAGGGCACGGCCTACCTCAACGGCGGGCACTTCACGGCGCCTGTCGACATCTCCGAGGGCGGCCTCACGGTCACCAGCAGCGGCACCGCGATCATCGTCCTCAACCGGGGGACGACGTCGAACTTCGGTGGCTTCGCTTTGACGACGGGCACGGTCGAGCGCTGGGCCGTTCAGATGCTGAACGACGGCAGCAACGACTTGTTCGTCACGGACACGGCGAACGGCGTCCACGCCCTGCACGTCACGCCGCATCCGACGACGCCCACCGTCGCCATCGCAGGCGTTGCCGCGGCCGGATCGAAGAACGGGTTGACCGGCGTCCGGCTGGCTGGGTTCAAGGCGACCTCGGGTGCGCCCACCACGGACACGTGGGTGGCCGGGGATGTGGTCCTTGACTCGGCCGGCGCCTGGCACCTGTGCACCGCGGGTGGGACGCCGGGTACTTGGACCTGAGCACGCCGATCGGCCCGGCTCTCCTCGGGTGGGCGGGGCCGTTGTCGTGTCCGGGGTCAGGCTGCGGTGACGATCTCGGCCTTCACCGCGACGGCCCATGCGACGACCAGCCGCTCGTACTCGGCGCGTTCCCGCGGGGTGAGACCGCCTCGGGCGCGGAGCCACAGCTGGCGGATGTCCTGGTTGAGCTGGGCAGCAGACCGCACGGAACCAGGGCGGGCGGGGACGCAGGGCATGCCCTGATTCTACGGGCCGCTACTCGTCGAGGTCGATGACGAAGTCCACCACGGTCGTATCGCCCCGCCGCACGATCGGGTGCGCCACCTCGACGATCCGGCCCGTGTCGGCGACGTGCCGCCGCGTGTACCGCAGGACGGGAACGCCGGGCCCTATGCGCAGCGTCGTGGCCTCTTCGTCGGTCGGCATGGCCGAGGTGAAGCTCTCGGTGATGCGGGTGACGGTGATGCCGACGGAGGCGAGCTGCGCGCGGGTGCCGCCGGGCCAGGGTTCGTTGATCGGGTCGGCGACCGGGGTGCCCTCGACGTCCGACCAGCGGACGTAGCTGGTGGACATCTGGGTGGGCTGGTCGTTGTCGTGGAACACGAAATGCCGGGCGAGAAGCCGCTCCCCCACCTCGCACTCGAACAGCGCGGCCAGCTCCTGGGTTGCGGCCACCCGCTCGAACCTCTTATCCAACCGGTACTCGGACCAGCCGATGCCCTGATCCCGCGTGTACGGGGTGGACCGGGCTCCGGGCGTGGTCCGGTAGCGGTCGGCCGGCATGCGGTGGATGGGCGGGCGGGGCAGGACGCGGGTGCCCTTGGGACCGCGGCCGCCGATGAGCCCTTCGTTGGCGAGGAGCCGAAGCGCGTTGCGGATCGTCGTCTCGGACACGCTGCCGTACTCCCGGGCGAGGGCGGGGATCGGCGGGATCTGGTCGCCGGGCCCGTACTCGCCGGAGGAGATGCGTTGCCGCAGGTCGGCGGCGATCCGCAGGTACTCGGGCTGTGCCACGGCGCTACTCCATTCCGAATGATCCAGTCAATCTGAGTACACATACTGTCCCGTCCCACTTGACCGACGCCAATCCCTCGCGACAATCTGTGTACAGATCCGAGGTAATCAGTACTCAGATAGTCACCGGTCACAGGGGATACTCATGTCCGAATCGGGACAGACCTGGCAGCGCCAATTCAAAGGCCTGCCCGTCGAAGCGGCCGGGGTCCGCACCTGGACCGGGACCCGCACCCCACACCCGGACGCACCGCAGATCGCGAACGAGCTGTACATCGCACTCCTGCACTCCGGGGCCGCCACCATCGAGATGACCATCTCCACCGCCGGCGGCCGCACCCGCATCACCGCCGCCGGGCACGCACCCTTACCGTCGCGCCACAGCCACGGGCCCGGGTGGCGTCTCGTCGCGGGCCTCGCGCAGACGACCGGGCTCACGACGGACGAGTGCGGGCTGTGGGCGCAGATGGGGGCGGAGTAGTGGATCCGGGCTTCGTCAACGCGGCCGAGATGCTGCCCATGCCGAAGCTGCGCGGCCTCACGCCGGAGCAGATTGAGGGCGGGGCCTGCCCGTGGTGCGGGACGCGCCTGCCAGCCGATACGGGCATGCGCCTGGGCCCGCGGATCGGGGTCGCCGGCGGGGCGATAGAGCGGTGGTTCCCGCGCGCCTGCCGTCCGTGTGTCGGGAAGAGCGCGGTCCGCGTGTACCGGATCCATGTCCGCACGTGCGCCCGTTGCTCGCATCGGGACTACTGCCCGGACAGCCGTGCTCTGCACGCTCTCGCGTTGAAGTGCCGTTGACCGGGCGGCCGCTCAGCGGACGAGGTCGGCGAGGGGTACGTCGAGGGCTGCGGCGATGCGGATGAGGGTGTCGATGTACGCGGCCTGGTGGCCTTGCTCGATCCGGTTGATGGCCTGGCGGTCCATCCCGGCTAACTCGGCGAGGCGTTCCTGGGACAGCTTGCGGCCGCGGCGGGTGGTGCGGATCTGTTCCCCGATGGCGCGGCGGCGGGCGAGGACCCAGTCGTCGGGTGGCGGGGCGGATAGCACAGGCCCACGGTGTCTCGCTGAAGATCTTGTGTCTGTATCGTCGGCCGTACATTTTGATGCAGACTTCAAGCGTGAGGGCAAGACACCTTGGCCCCGAATCGTCGTTGAGCAGCGTGAGCTTTTGCATCTTGCATAGGCCTGCGGCACACCGCATGATTCACCTGCAAGACACAGACTGTTCACCGTTGATTCACGCAACTAGTGAGCAGCCCCTCCTCTGTAGCTTTTCCCGGGCGACCGGAGGAGGGGCCAGCAGTGCCCCCGGCCACAGGCCGGGGGCACTGCTACTTCTTCCACTTGATGTCCACCGCATCGGGATCCCAGTACCCGCCCCCGGGCTGACGCCCGATCTTCGCCGGCAGGACCCGCACGGTCATCGCCCAGTCGATTCCTGCCCGCTTCCGGGCCAGGTCCCAGGCCGTCCATGCGGCGCCGATGTCGTCGGCGTTGAGCAGTTCTGCGATCGGGTTCACCCGTACCGCGGACGACAGGATCGCCTCAGCTTCTGCCTTCTTGGCCCGCGCGCCCTCGCGGGCGATACGCCACTCCTGCATATCGATCTCGCCCGCGCCGAAGGCGGCTGCCAGCTCGTCGAGCTTCTCGCGCGCCTTCGTCAGCTTCTGCTGCGTAGCTTTCAGGTCCGGGCCGCCGTCTTCCCGGCGGGCGAATACCTCTGCCGCATCCGGCTCCTTCAGGCGGCGCAGCAGGTGCCAGACGACCCACTTGTCGAGGAGGTCCAGGTCGCGCAGGACGCAGTTGTTCTTGCGGCACTTGTACTTCGCGGGGTGGCCGCTGCCCTTCGAGAAGGAGGTGAGCGGCTCGCGGCACACGCCGCACAGGTACAGGCCGGAGCCGAGGTGCTTGCGCACGTTCGACGCGGTGGGGATCCGGGACGGGTCGTCGAGGACGGCGCGCAGGCTGCGCCACGTCGGCTCATCGAGGGCCGCGTCCCACTTCGACGGGCCAGCCTCTTCGCCGCGGTGCTGGAGGATGCCCGCGTTGCGGGGCCGCATGAGCATCCTTCTGAGAGTGCTGCCGTCCCAGTGAGATCCCGTGCTGCTGAGCAGGCCACGCTTGTTGAGGTCTACGGCAAGGGCCCGGATGGAGGCTCCAGCGAGGACGGCTTCTGCCGCCTCGCGGATGACCTCGATCTCCTGGATGACGGGCGTGACGCCGTCGGCTTCCCAGCCGTAGGGACGCGGGCCTCCGGACCATTCGCCGCGCTGGACCTTCTGCTCGCGCGCCCGTCGTTGTCGCTCGATCATCCGCTCGACTTCGTAGCGGGCTTGGACGCCGAGCTGTCGGGCGATCATCCGGCCGGTGGCCGTGGACAGGTCGAGGCTGCCGGCCTTCACGGTGCGGGTCTGGATCTGGCGCGGCTCACAGACGTCGATGTACTCCTCCAGCTCTGTGGGCCTGCGGTGGAGGCGGTCGGTGTGCCAGGCGATGACGGCGCCGTAGGTGCCTGCGCGGAGGGCTTCGAGCATGGCCTGGTATCCGGGGCGGGGCTTGCCGCTGTAGGCGCTGAGGTCGTTGTCGGTGTAGACGCGGACGACGGTGATGCCGAGTTGCTGTGCGAGCTGTTCGCAGTCTTCGCGTTGTCGGTCGACGCCGAGGCCGCCGCCTTCGCGGTCTTCGCTCATGCGGCAGTAGATCGCGGCGAGTTGCGGGTCAGCGGGTTCGTGGCGCATGCCTCATGCTGGCACGTTAAGGGTGGCTTGCGCAGGTGTTTGGCAGGCCGAAGGTACAGGAAAGCCCCCTTTGACCTTGCAGGTCAGGGGGCTTCAGCCTGTATGGATCAGGGCTTGCGGGGCACGCCGCGGCTGGGTTCGCGATGCCAATTCCCTTGGGTCGTAACCCTGTCGAGGTAGCGGTTCCACTCGTCGTACAGGGGGCGCTCCATACCGCCCGGCCGGATGATGATGTACGTGATGTCGTCGAGTTCGACTTCAATCATGTTCACTCCTGGCGGGAGTCCGAACGGGGGGATGTTCGCGGGCAGTTCATCGCTGAAACAGATCTGGGCCCGGACCGTTGTGCGTGCGCTGGCCTTGCTGTCTTGCGTCATGGCACCCCCAGGGACGTGCACACCTCGACCTGTTCGAGCATCCGAACATGCCGTTCATGCAGGTTGACCGCTGTTCACACGCTTCCCGGGCGATTCAGTAATGCTGCCATGTTGAACGTTGTTCGACTACACCCCGCCGCGAACTACTACCGACCGTAGTCACAAAGGCCAATGATCATGCCGGGGATTCTGCCGCTACGTCCGTTAGCGCCCCTCGGCGAGCGACCGCATCAACGCCTGAACGGCCTCCCGTTGGGCCTCCGTCAACCGGTCCGCATCCTCAAGGAAAGCTTTCGCCTCAGCCGACTCGATGAACACCTTCTGTGAGCCGAAGAACTGCGCGGACGCCGCATCTTGGAGGACGTCGATGTCGACCTGCAAGCCCTCCGACATGCCGAGCAGCATGTCGTAGTCGGGAGCTTCGACAGGCTCGCCAGTCACGACCCGCTGCAGCCACGCATGCTTGACGGTCTGCTGCCCCGTGACCGGATGCAGGCACTGCGCAGCCAGCCTCATGTAGCTGAGCTTGAGCGCACTCTTCCGCTCGGCCACCAGGTCTCGGAACTGGGTCCGCGCCGGCCCAGTCGCCTGCTGATCTTCCGCCGCCATGAGGCTCATCCTGCCACTCCGTGTCGCTACATGGGCCGTGGGGTGTCCATGAGGTCAGGGGGGTGTGGAGCAGATACCCCCTGGTGGCGCAGGCCCGACGAGTTATGCGCCGGACAGAGTGTCCATGCAAATGGACGGCTCGCGCCAGAGCGCACGCTCAGGTTGGCGAAAACGAGACCCAACCATCTACCTCGCCAGACACGCGAGATTCATCCGTCTAAGAGGATGGACAACTCGTCCGCCGCCGTGCCATGCTCTATCCATCCAAGCGGATAGACACCGCAGGCGATACATCTCACGAGGTAGACGTGACTGCACCTGCTCAAGCACCCGCAACAAAGCCCGAGCCACTCTTCGAAGTGGACCGCGACCTCCTGAAGCGCCTGATGAAGCGCACCAAGACCGGCTCCGAAATGAGCATCCGCGACCTGGCCGAAGCCGCCGGCGTCGCCCACGGAACGGTCGGCAACATCCTCAGCGGAGAAACCGAGAAGGTCTACGCCTCAACGGCTGAAGCCCTCTGCCACGCGATTGGCGTGGAACTGCTCATCCTCTGCACGCCGGTGTTCCGCCTCGTAGGTCTCCGGCAGAAGGCACTCGCGCCGTGAGCGGCGAGTCGTTCTCGTTCGCCGACTGCGAGGCCACGTTCCCCGGTTGCGCCGAGCGCGTCGCCCGCGCTGTTGCCAACGCGCCCCGGTTCACGCCGGAGCAGATCCTCCGCGGCAAGTCACTGTTCGCGACGTTCCGGGTCCCCGTGCCCCGGCCGGCGGACATCGCGGCCGACGCCGCCTGACCCACCTCATGCCGAAGGGCCGCCCGCTTGTCCGGCTCGGCGACCCCTGGCAGCACACCCCGCTCAACACAGAAAGCGAGGCGGCTATGACCGCATCATCGCAGACCAGAGTTCTTCCCCTTCACGAGGCGCCGGTCGCGAGGCCGGCCACCGTTCCCGGCGTGTTCCGGGCGGCAGCCCGCATCCTCGCGGCGAACGGGCTGTACCAGGGCGACTTCGTCCCGGACGCGTTCGACCGGGAGATGGACGTCCCGCATTTCTTGCGGCCGATGTCGATCGTGGCGGCGCTGAAGTGCGCGACGACCGGGGACCCGCACCTGACGTCGCTGCTGTCCGACAACGCGATCGCCGTGTTGGCGCTGCGCCTGGAGGTCGACGGGGAGGGCCCGTTGTTCGGCGGGATCTTCGACCTGGAGGCGCATGTCGACGGGTGGGGTGACCTGGAGGGTCGGACCACGGAGTCGGTTGTCGCGGTGCTGGAGGCGGCTGCGGACGCGAACGAGGTGCTGGCATGAACGCCCCGCTGAGGGACCAGCGGTTCGTGTCGACGCAGGACGGGTCGACGTGGGAGCGGAAGGGCTACGACCGCGAGGGCGCGCACGGCCTGTACGCGCTGGCCGGTTCAGTCGAGGACTCCCCGCGGCTGTGGTCGGTGCGGGAGTTGGCGGAGCTGGGTCTACGCGGAATGACGGACGTGCTGCCGGTTCCGGTGGGCCGGGAGCTGACGGAGGTCGAGCGCCTGCGGGCCCGGCTCGCCGAGGTCGAAGGGCAGCGTGCGGCACTGGCCGAGCGTCTGCTCGCCGGTCAGACGTGGCGTCAGGGCCGGTTGGCTGGCGAGGACTTGGTCGCGCAGTCGGAGCTGCGGACGATCTTCGCCATCCCGCTGGCGGCCCCGCTGGGTGACGCCGTCGAGGCGGACGGGATCACCCGGCGGATCGCTCCGACGCAGACCCTCCGCGAGGAGTCGCCGCTGAAGGGCCGCGCTCGGCTGGACGAGTTGACGGTGGAGCGCGCCGAGGCGACGCACTGGAAGCGGCTCGGGCTGGAGGACCCGCACGAGTCGCCGCTGCACCGGACGGACCGTATCCCGCACGACCTGCCCCCGCTGGACGGTGGCCAGTGATGCACGAGACCCGCTCCGACGTCATCGTCTGCGTCGCCCTGGCGGTCGCCTTGTTCTCGGCGTCGCTGATCCCGTGGCTGCTCCTCGTCAACGCCGAGCACCTGTGCCCGCGCCGTGTGCGTGAACTCCCCGCGACCGTCCGCAAGTCCGCGTTCCAGGTCGCGCTGTCCGGCCTGGCCCTGCTCTTCATCTGCACCGCACCGTCGGAGGCCTCCCGTGCCTGACCCCACCACCCAGCCGGTGTCCCGGCCATGCGCCGAGTGCCCGACCCCGGTCCCGCACGGGACGACGTACTGCTCCAGCCGCTGCCGCAACGCGGGCGACGACCACAACGACTACGGGGACTGCTGATGAACGACGACCAGTACGACGGCCCGGACGAGACCGGCGACGGCGAGATGGACATTGCGGACGAGGTCGCCTACGCGGACACCGGCCGGCCGTGGGGTTGGGCGAGGCGGGCGATCAAGCACCCGACGCACAAGGCGACCCGGGACTACTGCGCCGCCCACCCGCTGCCCGGCCAGCAGGACAGGCGGTCAGCATGAGCGACCTCATCCGCAAAGACCAGACCCTCCCTGCCGACTTCGCCGCCGAGTTGCAGCGTATGAGAGACGGGCGAGACCCCCGCTTCGGGGCGACTCTCATCGTCGCCCGCATGAACGGCTGGACCTGCCAGTCGCTGGCGACGCCCCTGGGCGTGAGCCGACAGGCCATCGACCAAATGGTCAGCCGGTCCACGGTGAACGTGCCTGGCAAGCTGCCCGACATTCCGTTGCCGCCCCGCAAGCCGCAGCCCGAACGGAAGCCGCCACGGCGCAGGCTGCTCGTAAACAACGAGCTGGCGGAGCAGCTCCGGGCCATGCAGCGAACCGCCGCGAAGGTCAACGGCGCAACACCTGCCGATGCTCCGGAGCGGCGGGTCAGCGAAGAGTTCACGGCTCATCTGAACTCGCTCGTGTTGCAGGGCGTGAGCATCAAGCACTTGGCCAAGGTGCTGGGGGTTCAGCACAACGCTGTCGTCTCGCGCTTGGCCCGGCATGGGTACAGGAAGCCTTACCCGTCCCAGTCTGTGAAGTACCTGGGTCGGCCCAACGAGAAGGCGTCTGGTGAGCAGACGCACTGCAAGCACGGGCATGAGCTGTCGGGCGACAACCTGTATGTGATCCCCAAGACCGGGTCGCGGATCTGCCGTGCGTGTCACAAGGCGCGGCATGCGGCCTACCGGGAGCGCAAGCGGCTGGGCGGTGCCCGATGAGCGCCCGTGCCGCGATTCACGCGATGTTCCCCCTCGACGAGACCGCCACCCACGAACTGGACGCCCGCCTCGACGCGTACCGCACTGAGGTGCTGGCCGAGGTCACCAACACGGCGGACACGGCCACCATCTACGCCGACCGCCCTTGTGTCTGCGAGCAGGTCCCGCACTTCAGTTGGTGCCCTGCCTCCGTTCCGACGGACGAGCGGATCACCGAGATCCGCCGGGGAACGGGTGACCCGCTCAGCGCCCGCGAGTTGTTGTGGCTGGAAGGCGCGGCAGCCCGGCACGAACTGCATGTGACCGGGGCGCGGGGCGGTCACTGGCCCCTGACCGGCGACCTGCCGGGCGCGCTGCTCCTCGTGTCGCAGTACCTGGCAGCGACCGTGGCGGTGATCAACCGTGCGGAGCTGGCGGTGGAAGGTCCCGCAACCTTCTTCCAGCCGGGCCGCACCTACGCCAGCGGCACGACGAGGTTCCGATGCGAGGCCATCAGCCCCAGCCCCACCACGGGTGAGAACCGGGCCCTCGGCTGGAAGTACGCCCAGGTCGATGCCGTTCACCACTGGTTCGCGACCGCGCTGGACCCGGACGACTGGGCGCACGGCGGCTGGACCGACATCACCGACGGCGGTGGCCAGTGACCAACACGACCGCGACGGTCGGGGCTTCGGCCCCGGCCGCCGGCCTCACCGGCCGACTCGCCCTCCTCCTCGCCGTCATCCGCCACCAGCGCGGCCGATGGAACGCGACCCGCGTCGTCCGCTACTACCGCCGCCTCGACACCCCCATCGACCTGCCCGACACGAAGGTCCGCGCAGCAGCTCGCCAGGACCTGCGTGACCTCGCCGCAGGCGGCTGGCTGCGGCTCCACGACGAGCCGAGCAACCGCTACTACACCCTCGCTCCCCGGAAGGACCGCCGCTCGTGAACGCCAACCACTCCACCCCGCACCCCCTCGCCGGGAAGACCGTCACCGTCAAGGCCAACATCAACGGCGACGACGGACCGCACACGTTCCGTCTGGAGGACTGGAACGACCGACTGTTCGGCCAGTCCTGGACGGTCATGGAGGGGCACCCCGCGTCGCTGGCCTACGCGATGCGGGCCGCGTTCGCGAACCTGCCGCTGGACAACGAGGTCGTGTACGGGAAGGTCGGCTCGTTCGGCCACCTGGTGCACGTGTCCGAGATCGCGGGTGATGCCGCATGACGACCACCGTGCAGGCCGGGGCGAACACCGCCCCGGCCGCCGGCCCGGCCATCCGGGACGACCTCACCGCCGAGGAGTACCACGCCGACACCACGTCGGTCTCCTCGACCGGGCTCCGCGCCCTCCTCGACCCCGGCTGCCCCGCCCAGTTCCAGTACGACCGCCACCACCCGCAGCCGTCGAAGCGGGAGTTCGACCTCGGCAACGCCGTCCACGCCGCAGTCCTCGGCGAAGGCGCCGACATCGTCGAGATCAAAGCCACCGACTACAAGACCGTCGCAGCCCGCACCGACAAGCTCGCCGCCTACGAGGCGGGCAAGGTTCCGCTCCTGCCGAAGGAGAAGGACCAGGTCGACGCGATGGCTACGGCCATCCGCCGGCACCCGGAGGCGGGCCCGCTGTTCGCGCCGGGCAACGGCGTCGCGGAGCGGTCGATCTACTGGACCGACCCGACGACCGGGGCCCGCGTCCGGGTCCGTCCGGACTGGCTGATCGTCCGGCCCGAGATCACGGTCGTCGTCGACCTGAAGACGACGACGGATGCGAACCCGACGGCGTGCAGCAAGGCCATCGCCTCCTACAGCTACCACCAGCAGGGCGCCCTCTACCTCGACGGCGTCGCCGCCGCCGGGCTCGCCCCGGAGGGGGCCCGGTTCGTCTTCGTCTTCATCTCGAAGAAGGCCCCCCACCTGATCACGGTTCGTGAACTCGCCGACCAGGACCAGGACATCGGCCGCGCCCGCAACGAACGCGCCCTGCGCATCTACGCCGAATGCGAAGCCACCGGCATCTGGCCCGACTGGACCGGGCCCGTCACCGAAATCCCCCAGATCGGAATGCCGAGCTGGGACACCCTCCGCCAAGCCGAGGAGTACCTGAGTTGAGCACCGAGATCGCCGCCCGCGACGAGCAGCAGGCCGTCGCCACCCAAGCCCCCGCCCTCCCGGAGGTCCAGCCGACCGCCGGAACCACCACCCTCGTCGCCTGGGCGCAAGAGGCCAACCTCGCCTACGACATGGCACAGAAGCTCGCCGCGACTTCGTTCGTCCCGCAGTCCCTGCGCGGCAAGCCCGGCGACATCGCCGCCGCGATCCTCGCCGGCTCCGAGCTCGGGCTGAAGCCGATGGCCACGCTGAAGAGCATCGACATCATCCAGGGCACCCCGGCCCTGAGGGCGCACGCCATGCGCGCCGTAATCCAGACGCAGGGTCACGACATCGAGCTCGTCGAGTCGACGGACACCCGCTGTGTGATGCGGGGCCGCCGTGCCGGATCGGAGGCGTGGCAGGAAGTCGAGTGGACTACCGACCGCGCCCGGATGATGGGGCTCCTCGGTAAGGACCAGTGGAAGAAGAACCCGAAGGGCATGCTCGTCGCCCGCGCGACGGGCGACGTCTGCCGCCTGATCGCGTCGGACGCTCTGCACGGAATGCCTTACGCCTCCGAGGAGTACGAGGGCTTCACGACCGGTCAGGTCCTCCCTGCGAGGGCGCCGCTGTCGGTCGCGGCCATCACCGCCCCTGCGGCTGCACCGGTCGTCGAGGCGCCCGTGGACGCGCAGTACACGGTGGACCGGCCGGACGGCGACGAGACGTCCGGTGACGGCATCTGGGACCACGACGCGGCCAACGGCTCCAGCGACTGGCCCGAGGCGACGCAGCCGGGCGGTGACGCGTGAACGGGCCCCAGCACTACCGCGAGGGCGAGCGGCACCTCAGCAGCGCATCGTTCCTCGACAAGCCGGGCGGCAGGCCCGTCGACCCGGGCGCCTCACTCCACCACCTGATGTCGGCGCAGGCACACTTCGCCGCCGCGCAGGCCGCAGCCGCCGGCGCACAGCTCACCGACCGGTACGTCGGCGACGGCCCCCACATCAACGAGTGGCGCAATGTCGTGGACTGGGTCGTGCCCGCCGAGATCGTGGACGACGACCCGTGGGCGGCTCGGCACGCCGCCGAGTTCAAGCCCTGCATCCCCGGCAAGCCGTACTCGCCGACGGTCGAGACCGCCCTGCGGAACCTCAACCTCGCCGGGCACGTCACCCCGGCCGACACGCTGGCCGCCGCGATCCCGGTCATCGCCGGACATGTCGCGGAAGCGCTCGTCGACGGCGAGAACGACGCCGTCCGCAAGTGGGCCCGCAGCGTCATCGACGAACTCCGCCGAGTCGGCCTCGACCTCGCTGGCCACGTCGAACGCCGAGCCGAAGACCTGCGGCCGGACGTGCCGTTCAGCTACGACACCCCGCCCGGCTACAGCGACACCCCGCCGTTCTAGCCCGCACACGAGACGGCCGCCCCGCGGGCTATGCGGGGCGGCCTGGCCCAAGGACATCACAGAGAACCATCGAACGGAGACACGCTATGAGGCGTTCGTCTATCCCCCGTCGGCAGCACGAGCAGATCCTCGCCGCCGCCCACCTCCGCCACCAGCAGGAACTCGACCAAGCCAAAGCCCAACTCGCCGAGGTGCAGGCCCGGCTCAGCGCCGTCTCCGCGGACAGGGAGCGGATGCGCGGGGAGCGGGACCAGTTCGAGAAGGACCGCAACTCCTACCGGGACGCGGCCGTAACCGTGGCCAGCCCGGTCTTCGCGGACGTCAGCGTGGTCGAGGCCACGGCTGAGGAGATGGCTGCGTGGGAGGCGCGGGTCAAAGCCCACCTCGCGTGGCGGCCGCTGCCGGATGAGGAGAAGCGTCCGGTGGACGGCGGGTCGTGGCGGCCGACGCATCCGGCGACGGACTTGAAGCGGGCGTTGGAGCGCTGCCGTGGTCTTCAGGCCGTGCTCGACGGGCGCGTGAAGCGGGTGGCGCCGTGAACGACCAGATCACCTTCGGCGCCGCCATGTTGATGGGCTCGCTGATCGTCGGGTTCCTGACGCTCCGCTGGTACGTGCGGCCCGAGCCGACGGCCAAGCACCGGGCCCCCCGTGTGTGGTTCCGCCCGGTGCAGGCGCTCGTCGAGACGACGGTCCGTTGCCGGTTCGAGCACCGCGACACCGTCCATGTCCGGACGCGTGTGACGGGCGAGTTGATCTGCCGGTCGTGCGGCCACATCCACGGCGGTGCCCGATGACCTGGACCGCTGTCTTCGCCATCTCCGCCGCCGTGATCGCCGCCTGCTACGCGGCCGCGCTGATCGTCCTCGTCGTGGCCATCGCCAAGACCCCGCCGATCACCCTGCCGCTGGCCGAGCTGTCCCCGGAGGACGAGGCGCTGGTCGCTGAGGCTGCGGCCCGCATGAAGTCCTACGGCAACGCGGTCGCCGACTACTACGACACCGAGGGGACCCCGTGACCACCACACCCACCCTCTTCGACACCGCCCCGCAGGCCCCGGCCCCCGTGGTCTCGGCCGCGGGCCAGCCCCTCGTCGTCGGCCTCGACATCGCCCTCATCACCAGCGGCGTCGCAGGCCCCGGCTGGGCCGACCACTTCCGCACCACCGGACTGGCCGCCGAGGAACGCCTCACCCACATCGTCAACAGCGCTGCCAGCTTCTACCGCAACGCCGACTTCGCCGTCATCGAGGGCGCGGCCTACTCGATGGCCAAGCAGGTCGGCCACGACGAGATGTCGGCGGCCCGCTGGATGATCCGCTGCGACCTCCGCAAGCGCGGCATCCCGTTCGCCGTCGTCACCCCGGACTCGCGGACCATCTACGCCACCGGCCGCGCCCGCTGGAAGGACGCCGAGGGCCGGAAGCTCACCCCGAAGCAGGTCAAGGGCAAGGTCCGCGACGAGGCCGCACTCCGGTACCAGCAGAACTTCAGCGGCACGGCCCGCTACGACGAGGCCGACGCCTACGTGCTGATGGCGATGGGCATGGACTGGCTCGGCTACCCGCTCGCCGCCGTGCCGGCCACCCACTCGCGTGCGCTGAAGGGTGTGGCCTGGCCGACGACCACCGTGGCGGTGGCCCGATGAGCATCCGTATCGGTTCCCTCTGCTCCGGCTACCGCGGCCTCGACATGGCCGTCGAGCAGGTCTTCGGCGGCACCACCACGTGGGTGTCCGAGGTCGACCCCGGAGCGAACAAGATCCTCGCCCACCGGTGGCCGGGCACCCCGAACATCGGCGACCTCACCACCGCGAAGTGGGACGAGGTCGAGCCCGTCGACATCGTGTGCGGCGGCTACCCCTGCCAGCCCTTCTCCACCGCCGGCAAGCGGAAAGGAACCACCGATGCCCGGCACCTCTGGCCCTTCATTGCCGGTGCCCTTCGGGTACTTCGACCCCGAGTCGCGATCTTTGAGAACGTCGCGAACCACCTTCGGCTCGGCTTCGACACTGTCCTCTGCGACCTTGCCGACATCGGGTTCGATGCGGAGTGGCAGCTTGTACAAGCGGACGAAGTTGGTGCTCCCCACCAACGCAAGCGACTCATCGTCCTCGCCACAGCTACCGACGCCCAGGGCGAGGGACTCCCGTGGCAAGGGCTTCGAGGACGCGCTGCCGAACGTGGTGGCGCTGCTGCCGACGCCTCGCACCTCGGACACGAACGGAGCTGGGGAACACGGGGAGGGCGGCCCGGACCTGCGGACAGCGGTGTCGCTGCTGCCGACGCCGATGGCGGCGGACGGTGGCGCGGGCCGGGGATCATCAGCGGGCTTCGGTCTTCGGAACGAGTCGAGGGCGATCAACCGCGGGGAGGTTGGGGCAAGTACACCCCGGCGATCGCGCGGTGGGAAGCGGCGACCGGCCGCCCCGCTCCCTGGGCAACTGACGATCGACACCGCCTGAGCCCGCAGTTCGTCGAGTGGATGATGGGCCTCCCCGCCGGCCACGTCACCGACGTCCCCGACCTCACCCGCACCCAGCAGTTGAAGGCCCTCGGCAACGGGGTCGTCCCGCAGCAGGCGGCCGCCGCGCTCCGGTTGCTGGCTGCGCGCGCCTTCGACGGGGCGGTGGCGGCATGAGCCAGTCCCCCGGGTCCGTCCCCACCAGCCGGCGCCGCGACCCCGTCTGGCAGGACGACGCGGTCTGCCGCCGGGACGACGTCGACAAGAACCTGTTCTTCCCCGACCGCTCCCAGCAGAAGGCGATCAGCGAGTCGAAGAAACTCTGCTGGACCTGCCCGGTGATCCAACGCTGCCTGGAGTACGCGTACCGCAATCAGGAGGACCGCGGTACATGGGGCGGGCTCACCGAGTGGGAACGCCGGGCCCAGCATGGGCGTAAGCGCAAGGACACCGGTCGCAGCGGTGGCATTCAGGCCCCTGGCCGGCGCAGCAAAGCCGCCGCATGAACGGGCTCGGGCCGACGATCGGCAACCCGCACCCCGGACACGGCCTGCGTATCCGCCTCGACAACGCGAAGGCCAAGTCCCTTGCCGCCGCCGACTTCACCTGCCCGTGCGGGCGGGCCGAGGACGCCGTCGGCTACGCGGAGACGGAGCAACTCGTCATCCGCGCGCAGCGGCACCGCCGAGACGACTGTCCGATCCCTGAAGTCCGCGAGCACGCCAAGCGCCAGTACGCCGCCCTCCAGCGCTCACTGGCCAAGCCACGACGCAAGTAGCAACAACCCGAGAGGAACCCAGCACATGCCCAAGCTCAGCCCCGCAGACGTCCCCGAGGTCAAGCTCGACGCGGCCGCCGCAGCCGTCGAAGCGTCCATGACCCGCGAGCAGCGCCGCGGCCTCTTCGAGAAGCCCGGCACCGTCGTCTACGCCATCGTCGAGCTCACCTCGAAGTCGTACACCGGGCACGCCGAGGACGAGGACAAGCCCGCACAGGTCAAGGTCCGTGTCACCGGCTGCGAGGTCGCCCGCACCGACGAGGACGCGGCCGCTCTGGTCGAGGCACGCCGTGCCATGTACCGCGGCCGGCAGATCGACGGCACGTTCGACGAGGTCGGCCAGGGCCCGATGCGCCCGGACGCCTCGCTCGCCGACCTGATGGCGTCCAAGCCCACCGAGGGCGAACTCAAGGAGTACAAGCGCCGCCGCGAGCAGGAGCGGCAGGACGAGTACGTCCGCTGACCAACCGCCGGACGGCCGGCCCCCACGGCGACTACGCCGCGGCCGTCACCCCCGGGGCCCGCCTCTTCCCCCAAGGGCGGGCCCCGGGACCCACAGCAGAAAGCCCCGCACCAGCACGGTGCGAGGCCAGGAGACGAGAGGAGGGGACGGTGTCAGGACTCGGCGATGTTGCGCGCGGCGTCGATGTCGCGCTGCCGCTTGCGCCACGCGGTGACCTCTCGGATCACGTACATCCGCATGTCGGTGGCACGGGCGATGCCCTTCTCCTGGCACGCCTTCTCGTAGTCCGCCCACGTCTCGTCGTCGATGCGGATTACTCGGCCGGGCTGCCCCTTCGTCGTCATATCGACAGGGTAGCTGACCGTGCGCTGACCGGTCACGAGACTGTGACAAGTGGACTAGCAATTGACTATCACGTGACCGGTCACCCTGGCGTAGAATCTGAGACAGGTGAGGCGCCCGAAAACCGGGCCCTGAACAGGCGATACGCCATGCCCGCGCCCGCCCGCACACCCAAGGAGCCCACCCACGTGGCCAAGTCCGTAACGCGCGACAGCTGGATCAGCGCCGAAACCGAACGCAAAGAGGCCGACTTCCGCGGCGTCCTCGACATGCACATCACCATCTGCAAGTCGCTCATGAAGCGGCACCACACCAGGCCATACCTGTACGCCGACCTGTATGCCGGACCCGGACACCTGGAGTTCGACGGACGTCGCTTCCTCGGCAGCCCGCTCATCGCGCAGGAACTCCTCACCCGCGCCGCGATCCCGTACGAGGCCGTCCACTTCGAAAAGGAACCGGAAGTCGCCGCCCGCCTCGCCGAAGCCCTGTGGCAGCCGACCAGCCTGCTCGACACCCCAGACGCCGAGACCTCCCCCATCTTCACCGAGGCCTTCGAGACCGGCTTCCCGCGCTGGCTCACCCAGGCCGGCCGCCAGTCAGACAGGTACGGGCTCGTCTACTCCGACCCCATCCGCGATGAGATCCCGTACGAGCTGCTGAACCAAGCGGCTGCCCTCCTGCCGCGCGTCGACCTTCTGTCCTACGTGTCCGCCACCCAGTACAAGCGGCGCCGCGGCCAGGACCTCAAGCGAAACGGCAGCACAGAACTCCCACTGCTCGGCGACCATATCCGCGCCGTAGACAAGCACATCGCGCTTATCCGGAAGCCGCTCGGTGCATGGCAGTGGACATTCGTCCTCTGGTCGAACTGGGTCAACATGCCCGCCTGGACGAACCACGGATTCCACCGCCTCGATTCACCGGAAGGGCAACAGATCCTTGACCGGCTGAATTTGACCGAGCGGGAGCACAAGGAGAAGGCGAACACCCCTCTCCCTTTCCTGTCGAGCGGCGACGAGAGCGCCGCGTAGACCAGCCGTACCGCACCTACCGCGAGTACCTCCGACACCCGAAGTTCCTCGCGGTCAGAGCGGTCGTCTTCGACCGAGCGGACGGCCTGTGCGAACGCTGCAAAAGGCGCCCACCGACCGAACCGCACCACTGGAAATACCCGCCCTGGGGAACGTTCGACGTCCCGGAAAACATGTCCGCCGTTTGTCATCCCTGCCACTGCGAGATCCACGGGAAGCCCAACTGATGAACGACATCGCAATTCCTACCGCGGACCAGGCCCGAGCGTTGACCGACCGCATCAAGGTCGCCGTCGACGGCACGTGGCAGATGATCCGCGAGGCGTACACGTCCCGCGCCTGGGCCGCCCTCGGGTACGACACCTGGGACGCCTACTGCGCCGCCGAGTTCGGCACATCACGGCTCGCCCTGCCGCGCGAGGAGCGCCGCGAAGTCGTCGCCTCGCTCGCCGAGTCTGGACTGAGCACCCGGGCAATCGCCAGCGTGACCGGTGTCAACCACGCCACCGTCAGCCGGGACCTCTCCTCAGGTGTTGCATTTCCTAGGGGTGATGCAACACCTACGGAGCGGACGGTTGTCGGCACTGACGGGAAGTCGTACGCACGACCGGTCCGCGAGCAGGAGCCGCCGTCTGACGATGATCTGTTCGCGGGCGAGGACTGGGTACAGCCCGCCGGACCCGAGTTCGAGCGCATGGTCACCCCTCCGCCCGCACCCGCCCGCCCGCGGCCCGAGCCCGTCATGCTCACCCTCCGCACCCACACCGGCGACGAAGTCCCCTACCCGAAGCCGCAGTCGAAGGCCACGTTCAACAGCACCCCCGGCGCCGGAATCTCATGGGCCAACTGGTCTTGGAACCCCGTCACCGGCTGTCTCCACGGCTGCACCTACTGCTACGCCCGCGAACTGGCCAACAGCGAACGCCTCAAGTCCAGCTATCCGGCCGGCTTCACCCCGCTCTTCCACGAGCAGCGTCTCGACGCGCCTGCGCACACCAGCATTCCTGTCGAGTACCGCGACGACTCCCACACCGCGTGCGCCGACGGAGAGTGCAAGATCTGCGCCTGGCGCCGCGTCTTCGTCTGCTCCATGGCAGACCTCTACGGCCGGTGGGTCCCCCAGGAATGGATCGACCGCGTCCACGCCTCCATGCTCGCTTCGCCGGAGTGGCAGTACATCCTCCTGACCAAGTTCCCCGACCGGTACGTCGGCCTCGACATGCCACCCGGCGCCTGGGTCGGCACCAGCGTGGACGAGCAGAAGCGCGTACGCATCGCTGAGCGAGCCTTCAGCCAGATCAGCGGCGTCACTAAGTGGCTCTCCCTCGAACCGCTCCTGGAGCCCTTGGAGTTCACCGACCTCTCTGTCTTCGACTGGGTCGTTATCGGCGCCCAGACCCAGACCCAGCAGCCCGACGGTGTCGTACCCGCGTTCGCGCCGCCCGCGGAATGGGTCCTGCGCATCACCAACCAGGCCCGTGAAGCCGGATGCCGCGTGCATTGGAAGCCGAACCTCGTCGACGGCAAGCCCGGCATGCAGCGCATCAACGAGTACCCGCTCACCAAGTAGCCCACCCGCGGGGCCGCTCCCGGGCGGCCCCGCCCCTCTCCACCTGAACGGCACGACCGAGAGAAGGACCCTTGAGTCTCGAAGCCACCGTGTGGGCACTGAAGTACGCGCCGCCCATGCCGCCGCAGCTGCTCGGCACCCTCTTCGGCCTCGCCGACCACGCCGACAAGCACGGCCGCAACACGTACCCCTCGGTGCGCACCCTGGCGGCTTACGCCTGCAAGGCGGAACGGTCCGTCCAGCGCGACCTCAAGGAGCTCACGAAGCTCGGTCTCATCCGGGCCGGCAACCAGAACGCAGCCGCTCACATCCCCGCGGAACGGCGTCCGTACGTCTACGACCTGGCGGTGGAGAAGACCGTTCCGGGCGGTCGCGCGGGCGATGACGGGGTGACGCAGGCGTCACGGGTGACGCTGACGTCATCCCGCGCCAGGGGCGGGCGCAAAGCCGCAGCTCACAAGCAAGTAGGGGTGACGCCCACGTCAGGGGGTGACGCCCACGTCACCGGTGACGCCGACGTCACCTCCGGGGTGACGCCCACGTCCGAGTGGGGTGACGCCCACGTCGCGACCGGGGTGACGCCCACGTCACCCAAACCGTCCTTTGAACCACCCACTAACCGTCATATGAACCAGGGGGCGGCCGAGGCCGTCGACAACACCCTCGCCACCGTCCCGGCTGGCGCCTGGCCCGAAGGGCCCCCCGCCCCCATCGACACCGACGGCTTCACCGTCACCGACACCATGCGCCGCTGGGCCGCCGCGACCTACCCCGGCTTCGACATCGGCCACGCCACCGCCCAGTTCGTCTCCCACTACCGCTCCACCGGCGCCCGCCGGAAGTCGTGGCCCGACGCCTGGCAGAAGTGGATCCGCGACGACGCCAAACGCGCCAGCGAACGCACCGCGCGCCCCAGCGGCAACGTCGTGCCCTTCGCCCAACCCCGCCCCTCCACCACCGACGCCCGCGTCCAAGCCGCCCTCGACCTCGGCCGCCAGATGCAAGCCGAACACGACGCGGCTCAAGCCGCTGCACACCGGGAGGCCCAGTGATCACCTTCGAAGACGCCTCAACACTCCTCGGCCTCGCCGCCGCCCGCGACCAACGCACCGTCGGCCGCGCCGACATCCTCGCCTGGCAAGCCGACCTCTCCGCCGCCGGCCTCACCCGCCCCGACGCCGAGACCGCCCTGACGGTCTTCTACCAGGAGATGGCGGCCCGTCAGCCGCAAGACCGCTTCCGGGTCACGGCCGTTGACCTGATCGACATCGCCAAGCGGGCCCGCCGCGAACGTGTCGCCAACCTCCGCTACGACGGCGACCCCGACGAAACCCCGCAGCAGTACCTCAACCGGCTCCGCGCCCGCACCGCTGCCCTCGCCGACGGCCGTATCGGACCGGACACTGGACTCCGTGCCCTCGGCCCCGGCACCCCCGACCCGCGGCTGATGCGTGAACTCGCCGCCGTCGGCCACGACGTACCCGGCGACGACACCACCGGCACCCGCCGGCCGGTACGCGTCGGCCCGCTCACCGTGGCCTGCCCTGCCTGCCTGGCGCCCCTCGGACGCCACTGCCGCGCCAACGGCCATCCCCGCACCGTCGCCCACGCCGCACGCCGCCGCGCAGCACGCGACGCCCACGACCTGCCCCGCGAAGACACCGACCAGATCGCCGCCCGCAAAGAAGCCGCCGCCGCCTACCTCGGCCAGCTCACGCCCGAGGAACGCGCCCAGATGGAGGAGTTCCAGAGCCAACTCCGCGAGACCGAGGCGCAGTGACCAACCCG